TACGCAATATGTCGCCCAAATAATTATTTATAAATATAAATAGAAACCTGGTAAATTCAAACGGAGTGACAAATTATATATGGGCCCTGAACAAGGAATCAATAAAAATTTTCGCCATCCCTAGTGAAACCTCGCGGCTCTATGGGCCACAAAAGGGGATTCACCCCTCCCCCTGCAATGTCAGTTTTCGCGATAGAATTTTCAAATAAAATAAAAACCACCCACACCCGGCCTTTGGCAGTATGCCTTTACTAATTATTTTGTTGAAATATTTTGCAAAATTTTAACTTTTTCGTGACGTGCATTGCCCATTACTTGCTATATATAGTATATGGAAGCATCGAACAACGAGCCACGTGCAACGCGTCCCGTACCCCATACGACGGACCCCACGACTCGTCCTTCACAACCTAACTCACTTGCATCGTTTCCCACGGTGTCTTCTCTTTCTCCTAAGCCTGAGGGGCAACGCCCCTCGGGCACTACCCATATCGTCACCGACGATGACTTTTCTTGCCCTTCCGACGAATTACCCCCACCCTACCCAGTGCACGAAGAGGCTCCCTTAGCGGTCGCTCCGACTGCAGAGCAAAGACAAACGAACGTTGTCAAAGCGTTGCAAGGAAAGATGGCCGATTTCATATCGGGGTCGTCGCAGAGGCATTATAGAACGATTGTCAGAGAATTGTCCGATAGGCAGATACCGTTGAACTTGTTGTCTGACGAGTCGAAAGCGAAGGGCCTTGCGCAGATGTTAGAGGAAGACGTGTGTTCGTTATCGGAACTTGTTATATTGGGGCAATTTGCGAAGGCAATAGACGATAGCGACACGAGAGCGGCGGAATTCTTGCGAGACACCGCCGGTTATAAACCGCAGACCGACGTCACTGTGGAACATAAAACGCAGGGCTTGGCGTCACTGACGGACACACAACTGTTGACGTTGCTGCAAGCATTGAACCCTGAGCAAAGCGACGAGGTAAGTAATGGATAAAACGACGGCCGCCGCGCTTAAAACGCTTGGTATCGATCAATGTGCATCGGTCGAACAGATCAGAGAGGAGCTTGCCGTACGCGAAGCGCGGAAGTCCTATTATAAGTACGTCTTGTATTCGAACCAGGGTTTTATTGATACGGCGTTTCACAGGTTTCTGTGTAACAAAGTGCAAGAATTTCTGAATAAGAAAGGAAGCGCGGCGTTCGACGTACTACTTATATCGACCCCACCGCAGCATGGTAAGTCGCGCAGCTTGACTGAGACGTTGCCGTCGTGGTACCTTGGGAATCACCCCGATAAGTCGGTAATTATTGCCGGCTACTCGGAGGACTTCGCGAAACGATTCGGAAGACGTAACCTGAGGAAACTCGAAGACTACGGGCCGAGACTGTTTCCCGACTTCCACCCGGCCGAAGCGCCGTGGACAAATACTGAATTCGAGTCTGTCGAAGGTGGGCGCTGCATCAGTCGTGGTATCTTGTCAGGTATTACCGGTAACCCGGCGGACCTGTTCATAATAGACGACCCGACGAAAAATATGCAAGAGGCGATGTCGGAGACGACGCGCGCTGCTATCTTAGATGAGTTCTACGCGTCAATCCTGACACGTATCGCGCCGCACGGTAAGATTATCGTCATACAGACGCGGTGGCACGAGGACGACTTGTTTGGTCACATCAAGCGGACGTTCCCGAACGTGGAAGTGCTGAACCTGCCGTGCGAGGCAGAAGAGAACGACCCGATGGGAAGACCGGTAGGCGCACCGCTGTGCCCTGAGATTGGTAAAGGCGCCGCGTGGCTCAAAGACTATAAAACAACGTACGTGACCGAGAACGGCGAGCGTGCGTGGAACGCGTTGTTCCAAGGCAACCCGGTCCTTAACTCGGGTAACATCTTCTTAAAAGAAAACTGGCAGTTCTACGAGGACTTGCCGGAACAAGTATATAACGTCTTGTCCGTCGACGCGGCGTTCAAGAAAAGCGAGACAAGCGACTTCGTCGCTATACAACACTGGGGTAAGCGTGCGAACGACTACTACGGTATTTGGGGTACCAGACGCCGCCTGTCGTTCACTGAGATGATTACAGTGCTCAGAGAGTATATCTCGTCGCACCCTGACCTCGACGCGGTATACATTGAAGACAAGGCGAACGGCTCGGCGGCCATAGATATGTTGTCGCAAGAGTTCGACAATATCATACCCGTCAACCCTGAAGGCGGTAAGTTGTCCAGAGCGGCTGCGGTATCGTACATACAAGAGACGAAACACGTGTATCTGCCCTACGAGCCGTGGGCTTACGAGCTCATCGATGAAGCGTCTGCGTTCCCGGCGGGACAGCACGACGACACCGTCGACGCGTTCACACAAGCGCTGAACAGATTGTCTATCATCGGAGCACCCGTGAGTGAGAAAGTAACACGTGAGTACAGCGTCTGGACGCCCGACATGTATCAGGACTTCGAGGCAGCGGACGACGCACTCAAATCACAACTACTCAAAGAATGGAAATACCCCGTTGAGTGGAGGTAAGAATGAAGAAGAAAGAAACACAATACCAGTTTCCTCCGATGTCGGGGGACGTACAAGAACGCTTGCGCTACTGGCAAATGCTATTCGACGACGCGAGGGCTAAACGCCGCCCGTTCGTTGACGACAAGTTGGAAGTGCGCGAGAATTTATACAAAGGTACGACGGCTGAGAAAAGCGGGACGAAGTGCTTGCGCAACATGTGCTTCGAGTTGATCGAGACACAAATCAACAACGCTATTCCGCAACCGAAAATAACGCCGTCGGACGCTGATAAACAAGACCTTGCCCATGACCTTGAGTCGATGCTCAGAAATGAGATGGACCGCCTCGACAGCGAGACGATGAACGACCGCATCGAACGAGGTGTGTTGGTCCAAGGGTCACACTTCTATGAAGTCGGCTGGGACGACACCGTGCGCCACGGAAAGAACGTCGGCGCCATCACGGTCGTTGACCGCCCGATTCAGGACGTCTGGTTGCAGCCCGGCGTGCGCGACTTCAAGAAAATCGAGTACGCGTTCGTGTTCAGCCGCGAGAGTATGATGAAAATCTACAACTTGACCGGTAAAATACCGCCTGAGAGTCCTAACTATAAGGGTATGGTCGACATGATTACGTGTTGGTACTACGACCGCGACGGCTACGTATGCCGCCTCACGTGGGCTGAGAACACCGACTTTGTAATCTTCGACGATAGGGACTTCGAGTCGAGACGTCAGCGCGTCTGCAAGCAGTGCGGCTACGCAACGGACGAAGACGTCTGCCCGATATGCGGATCGACCGAGTTCACTGAGAAGAGCGTCAGAGAAGAAACGCTCGAAGACGACGTCGTGAAAGGCGACCCGTCAGACCCGACGAAACCGAGACTGTTGCTCGCTAAGAAAGGCGACAAGGTAAAATACTACGCACTTCGACGCATCCCGCTCGTTATGCGCGTTAACATCAGCCGAGTCGACTCACCCTATGGCGTGTCGGACGTAGATATCTTGACCGAGACGCAGCTGTCGTCGAACAACATCTTAACTAAGATTGAACAGAACATCTTGAAGGCCGGTAGTATCATCACTATGCCTGAGAAGATGAATATGAAGCTCACGAACGAGACGTTGAAAGTCGTGAGGTTGAAAGACCCGAAATGGGCTGACGCGATACGCGTGCAGAACTTGCAAGCGAGCATTCAGCAGGACGACATCCTTGCCGACCGCGTGTATCAATACGGCAGAGCGTCGCTCGGTATAACCGACTCGTATCAAGGCAAGCGCGACCCGACCGCTGAGAGTGGAAAGGCGAAAGAAATAAGCGCTGCACAAGCTGCAGGTCGTATGGAAAGTAAACGTAAGATGAAGGACGCTGCGTACGCCGACCTGTACGAGATGATGTTCCACTTCTTCTTAGCGTATTGCGACAACAACGAGACGTTCGTCATTGACGACACCGACGGCTCGATAACAAACGCGTCGATCAGCAGGTACAACTTCTTGGACGGCGACGTCGGAAATCTGTACTACGACGACAGCTTTATGTTCTCGGTTGATACGGCTTCGGTCCTGTACACTTCGCGTGAGGCGATGTGGCGTGAGACAACCAACAACTTCGTAGGCGGCACGATGGGCAACCCGCAAGACCCCAGAACGCAGATGCTGTACTGGAAGATTATGAAGGAACTCAACTACCCGCTTGCTAAACTGTGTTTGCAAGACATTACGGAACGATTCGGTCTGATGCAGCAGCAGGTTGCGAAAGCCGTAGAGATGGGCAAGAAAGCTCAGACCGCTGCGCCTACTGGTAACGAGCAAAGTGCGGCGAGCGCTAAAGCTAACGACGAGGCTGCGAAGCAGGCAATGTACAACGAACTTCAAAGTATGATTGGAGGATAAAGAATGTCGATTTTTTACACTAACAAGACAATAACGATGAACCGAGGCGACTCGGGCGTCGTGCTGTTATCGATTCTAAACCGTGACGATACGCCGTTTGCTTTGCCTATCGGTATGAAGAATCCGACGATTGTATTTTCGGTTAAGGCGGAGACAGACGCGAACGACTTGAACGGCAATATGCTCATCGAAGAGTATATGCCGATCAAGGACTACACGTATTACGGCTACGGTACTCCGGACGCTGAAGGTCAGATGAAGATTCACGGTGGCTTCTATCCGAAGAGCAAGACGGTAAATACACCCGAATCTGTTGTCGATACAGGTATCATATATAAAGTCCTCTATGACGAAAGCACCGGAGCGCACAATAAGTATATGTTTGTCGTGCCGACAACTACGCCTCCGGTATATCCTATCGGGTTGACAGCGCGTGAGTACGCGTTCGCTGTGCCTCTGGTTTTCGAGCCGGCGTTCACTGACAGGCTGTCACCTGGAACGTATACGTATTCGATAACGTTACTCGATTCGACGTCACCGATTACGCGTGTTGAAGGTGACGGTGAGCAAGCAACCGAGATAATCGACTTCGACGGTTTCTTGAAGAATGTCGTTTTGAAGCAAGACTTGTTCGGCTCGCAGAAACTTATTCTGGGCGACAGTCCGATTGCGAGAGTACACGGTGACCCGATTCGAAGAATGTACTACATCAAGCCGTGCTCTGAGGAATCTGTGGCGAACGCTACGGCGAGCGAGATTACAACGGGTAATATAACGAACATCGCGTTACCGCCTGTGTATATTGCAACGAAAGACCAACTCGGTGGCATTATCGTCGGTGAAACGTTACAGGTCGACTTCCGTGGAGTGTTGAACGTTTCGGAAGAAATAACGAACAAGATTGCCGACCTTTACGCGAAGATCGGCGATATGACGACTCTGACCACTGACGAGAAAACAACGCTTGTCGGTGCAATCAACGAAGTCGACGAGCACGCTGATGCGAATAAACTCGAAATAGGCAACCTTTCCGAGCTTACCACTGACGAAAAGACTACGCTTGTGGGTGCAATCAACGAAGTCGACTCGCATGCCGACACCGCACAACAAGCTGCAGACGACGCACAATCGTCAGCTGACACAGCGAACGCCCGACTCGATGACTCAATACTCGTACGAATTGAGTCTGAACCGGTAACGATACTTACGACCGACTGGGTTGAAGATGGTACTATTGACCCGTTCACAGTGAAAGCTGTAAAGAAAAGCACGTTGCCCTTGAAAGGTAATAGAAAAAGACTTGTTGCGCCCGTATTCGACACTCTCGATATGGCGAGGTACGGGCTAGTAATTGGGTCTATCGAGAACGACGAGATTACTTACTATTCCACTCGAAAGCCGCTTGTGACGATCGAGGGAATAAACGTGATGGAGGGATAGTATGATAATAGTACGAAACCCATACGTTCAAGTTCTTGGGGGTATCTTCTGGGACATAAAAGCGTCGTACGAAGCGCCTACTCAGGAAGGCCGACCGGGTGATATACGATTGGTGTTGCCTTACCCGAAGGGACAGCCTGTGCTGCAAGACTATCTCAACCCGTATCTCGACACTATCCGCACAATAACGAACGACCCGGCTTACCCTTGGGAACAGGTTGATAACGTATTGCAAAGTACGGTCCACACGGGTAGCAAGCACGGGTGGTACAGACTTAAATTCGACGTAGCAGGTACCTTAACATTCGAGTGGAACGTTAGTAGTGAGAGTTCAGATAGACTACATATTACTCACAATACGACCCTTCTTGTCAATCAAGGCGGAACGAACAATACTTACAAACCACTATCAATTACCATTGCGGCGGGCGACACTGTCGAATTCAAGTACGTAAAAGATAGTAGTGGTAACTCCGGACAAGATACAGCGTATATTAAAGATTTGCTGTTCGAACCTGAAGGCGGCATTCCCGAAAGTGTATACGATGAATTCAATGCCGCTTGGCAAGAGTGGCGTGAAGGGCTACCGTTACCGAATCTTTCCGAGGTCGAGCAAGTAAGTATTAACACAAATTTGATTGCCACCGACGGGAATGTGTTTGCTGAAAACGGAATATTCTTGTTTTCGGCACTTAACGGAACGTTAGGCGAAGCTGAAGCGCAACTGTTCAACAACCGCACTGTTGGGATAGACACATATTTATCTCGGTCCGTCGTGAACATTGGCGGGTTACAACTTATATGTGACGTATACGTTTGGGATATTAAAACTCATACGTGGGTTAAAGCCGAATATCAGCGTTTGCCGATGGTGAAGGGTGAACGTGTGAAGATTTCAGATTGGTACACGAAAGGTGTAGACGTTTCGAATATCCAGGTTTGGAATTTACTCAACCCGCAAGAGACGATTACGAAACTTGTAAATACAGGCGTACACGAATTCTCAGAAAACGTTGACATAGCGAGTTGGTATATACCGGTTGATACACCGACAACATCCAGTATTTGGGCATTGCTATCACCCACTGACTCGGGTACTATTACTATAAATAATAATCCTACACCGTTCTAAAGGAGGAACAACTTAAATGAAAGGAACAATTGATGTACAAATAAAACATAAAGACGGGTCTATTGAGACTCGTCACGAACACAATGTTGTATTCGATCTACAGGCGTTGCAGACAAAACATTTCTACAGCCGACCGTACGGGCCACTAACAGGCTTTTGTGGATTCAACTCAATTTCAAAATCGACATACGACATTTTTTCGCTTTCGACCTTGGAATTGGACCTTACAAAGCCGTCCGTTGCAATTCCGGCGTTGAATTCGATTTCTTCAGGTTCGTCAAGTGTATGGTATACCGCCCCGATTACGTCGACGATTGAAGACAAATACAAAATTTCATCTGCAACGTGGACCGTTAGTGAAGCGTTGACGTTGAAGAGTATTTTCTTTCCATATAGTGCGTTATTTTTTGCAGCGGACCCCTCGAATAATGGTGATGATTCGCAATATAGACGGTGTATTCTTACCGATGACGGTTTGTTTGTCGATCAAGATTGTTCGTATCGCTTGCTTCCTATATCAACAGCGTTCAAATTCACAAACAATTACTTACACGGATTCGCGAACGAGGAATACTTTTCCCAAACGACTGGTGAGAGAGCATTTGTCCCGTATAAACTTCACGATCCAACGGAAAGGTTTTTGTTCGACACTATTTCTGGTACGAGCCATTATCGGTCTTATTACCCATATTACTCTGCAGGCGAACTGCAGATTAAAGACGCACCGACAAACACCGTTAAGCGTTCATTCAACTTATCTCAGTTCGCCGATTTTTCAGCTGATGCCCGTAGAGCAGTGCGTGTCGTAAACACTGGGTCCAAAAACTTTTTATTAGAACCGGTATCGACCGCAGCGGGAATACGAGTGTGGGAAATCCCCGATATAGCGACTGAAGAAACAATCCAACCATCAGGAATGATTCTCGCTGATAAAGATATTTATGTGTATAATAGCTCATACTTCCCGCAGGGGTCGTACAGTGTCGCAGATAATGTGTTAATATATCGCCATCAATCTAACTCGGGTGCAATAACTTGCGCAAAAATTAACGACGATTTATCAGTCGATATCGTCCCCGGAGCGAACGCTGCCGGAATATCCGTCAGCTCGTCGGCCTTAACTAACAATAGTTACAACACCGTAGTATTCCCTTACATAAACGCCGATTCACCGTGGTTATACCGTGTTGGCGCTGGTTCATACCCGAAAACGTTCGCCAAAAGCGGCACTTACTATTGTCGGTTCTTCAATTCCACCGCCGCAAACTTCTCAACCCCGATCGTTCTTGCAGAAGGCGACGTGCTTACAGTCTCGTACAAGATAGAGGTAGCGTAATATGATCGTTGAAAAAGTCAATACTAAAACCGGTGAAGTCGTAACGATTTACGAATCACCCGAAATCAAGTTTACAGCAAAAACCCTCGAAATTCCCGGAACTACGATCACCTTAAGTGGTGATTTGTACGTGTTCCGTGAAGGTAAACCCGTCGAAAAAACGACCGACGAGCCCGAACCCGCTGAATAACGGAGGACAAATATGGACTATATAACCGCTATGCAAAAACGTTTCGACGTACCTGATAACTCGATCTGTGTTATCAGGTCGAGCGAACCGGAATTTATCCCTATTCCTGATATGCCGGTAAGCGGACAGATGACTCTCAAAGACGTGTTCGACGTAATGATGAGTCGTATTTGCACACTTGAAGAGCAAGTATCTCGTTTGTCGGCTGTTGTAGCGGAGCACGAAGAATCCGTGCAACGCTTGTTCGACACTATCGAAAATTGACCACTGCACTGGGTACAAAATACTTCTACTCTCACGTTCGGTGCAGCGAACACGGGAAAAGGAGCTTTTATGGAAACAAACGAAATCATCAACAAAGTTGGTGTATGGGTCGCGTCGATCGGCGGCGGTGTAGTCGTCGTCCGATACCTCGTAAAAATCATACTCGCGATTATAAACCTCGCGTCGAGAAAAATACCCTTGAAATTGACTGAGACCGACCGTAAACAAATCGCTGCGGAAGCTGCGACGGAAACGACGAAGTTGCTTGCAATGGGCATTAAAGTCGACGTCGACGGACAGATCGACAAAGCGACGAATCATCAAATTGAATTACTTAAAGAACAGAACCGCGAATATATCCGGCAGAACAATAAACTTGTCGCGCTTATGCGTAAGATGGGTTTAGTTGTTGCAGACTTGAAATCGCCGTCTTCGACGTTCAGAGATGACCTCCGTCACGAAATCGACACTGATTTTACGTCTGACGCGCCGGTACAGTCACTGTTGGGTGACCCAGTGCTTGCGACGATCGAAGTATCTGACCACGTCAACATTCCGGGAACGAATACGAAGAAGTCAAAAGAAAAATACTAAGCGTTAAGGAGGAACTACTATGAAATGGAATTCCAGAGCAATTATGCTCAGTATACTTGAGTATGTTGCTTGGTTGTGCCCTCCGGTAGCGTACTGTATTTACAGTTATGTAAGTACATTGCAGTATGTTCTTGACAAAAAAGCGGTCGTGTCCTTCTGGGTCTCGTTCTCGTGCGTTCTTGTCGGCGTCATTTTCGGTGCGACATTATTCAAACGAGTTAAAGCAGCATACGCCCGATACGTTGCGGCATTTGTGCAACAGAAAGCAGACCTCGAAGCTCGACCCGATGACGAACACCTTATTGACCTCGTCGAAAAGAAAAGTAAGACTATCGAGACGATGGACTTCGTTATGGCGGGACTTCCGTTACTGCTTATCGGCGGAATGTTGTACGCGTTTCAGAATGCAATTACTGAGCTTATAAACATCTTCATTATTACCGGATTGAGCTTCTTAGCGAAAGCAGGTATTCATACGGGTACCGTACACGTTAAAGCGAAGGGCATGAAAGATAAAATTCGTATCAACGAAAAGGTGAAATCGGCTGAGGAGGTGAAGTAGTATGTCGTCTGAAAACGATATTATTGCTACTCAGGACGAGATGACAACGGCTGACGTTCGTAAGTCGATGCGCGTGAGCGTATTCACGATTATGACGAATATCTTGCTCGTTGTCTTGATATGCGCCGGGTTGATATTGACCGAGTTCTTCCGATTGGATTCGTACAAGTTCAAGATTCAAAGCCTCAATTTCTGGCTTGAAAAGTTAGCGTTTGCGTTCTGCACGTTCGGTATAATGCTTGGCATAAGCAACTCTGCTGATGAAATAAGCCGAAGCAAGAATCCGGAATACTTGAGCGATATCATGAAGTTGAAAGAACACTACTCGCTGCTGTTAACCGAATATAACGACGAGAACTTCAAGAAGTATATCGACAACGTAAACCGCGCTGAGAAATACCTTGTGTATGTTGCTGACTTAGATCGAAAGATATTGCACAGTCCTAAGAGACGGCAGATTGCGTTGAAGCGTAGACTCTTGCTCTCTCCGGACGAAGTGTTTTATGGTGGCGTGTCTGTTCGATACAATCAAGTGTTGTATAGTCAATTCGCCGGCGTCGGCTTACCACTGGACCACAAGAGTGACCGCGGTAATAAGTACGACGTACCTAAGGCACAAATCTATGCACAAAAGCTTATCGGCAAAGTATGCCTCGTTGTAGGTATCTGCGGCTTCTCTGGTGATTTGTATTACTCATTCCAGAACTTCAATGCTTCGATGATTCCGACGCTCGTTATAAAATGCGGCGGCATTATCGGCGCTATATATGCTGGGTTGAAAACCGGCTCGCAGATATTCGAACGTCGAGTGTTGGTCGCTAAACTCAAACTTGCGTTCTATTCGCAATTTAACAGCCGCAAGAATAGTGATAAACTGACCGACGAGAATCGATACGTTGTTGAGATTCCGCCTAACCCGATCGTTGAAAGCGCTCGTAAGGAACTTGAAAAACTTCCCGCAAAACCCGAGCATCGACCGTCGTTCTGGCGAGTATTTGCTCGAACGTGGAAGCAGTCGTTCGGTAAACACAAGATTGATGACGACAAACCGTTCTGGGTGAGGTTGTCTGAGAACTTGTTGCATAGTCAAGAAATACCTATCGTCAAAGACAGAGAAGAGGTATGTATGAAAGCAACGCCTACTACTCCGCCTACCCCGGTAACGCCGGAAACACAACCGAGCATTATTGTTCTCGGACCGCCGAAAGAAAATTTCGAAAATTCTCAATAAATTTTTGAAAATTGTGACGTGGTTTAGCGAGAACAAGCTATATAATATATAGAACACACGCGGCTGAAAAACTGTACTCCCAGAAGTTCGCCGCACAAAGGAGACTGAATAATGAACTTATTCGACAAGGCTGCTAAAGATGACCTCGGTAATGCAGGTAACCCTGGTCAACCTGTCCCGCCAACAGATGGTAACCCTGAGAACATTCCCGTCGATCAGACGAAAGCTTTTGCTGAACGCCTCAAGACGGAACGAGTTAAAATCGAACGCGAAGCAAGAAACGAACTCGCTCAAAGCTTAGGTTATGACAGCTGGGAAGATTTGAAACGTGAAAACGAAGATAAAATGCTCACTGCCAGCGGTCTGGATGCTGAAAAAGTCAAACCTATCGTCGACAAATTGGTTGAGACTCACCCGGACGTAATCGAAGCGAAGAAGTTAAAAGATGAGAAAGCTGCTGAGGACTTGAAGAAAGAAGAAACTGACGCGTTGTTCTCATTGAACCAGAAGTACGGAACGACGTTTTCGGCGCTCAGTGATTTGGACGAAGCGACTCAATCCCTGTATAAGAAGGGAGTGCCACTGGACAAGGCATACGCCGCTGAACACTTTGACGACCTTGTGAAGTCCCACGCACCGAGTCGTCTGTCGAAAGACCACTTGTCGCCTGTCGGTAGTTCCGGTTCGTCTACTCCTCCGCGCGTTATAAGCGAGCAAGAGATGGCCCTTATGCGTCGTTTTAACCCGGGCGTTTCTGATGACGACATCAGGAAATACATTAACAAAACATAAGGAGACATAATAATTATGGCAAATTTACTTACCAGCTGGCAGCGTTATGACAAACAGTACGTCCAGACGCTCATTGTCGGCTCGAAATGTAGCAGCAGAAGCGCTGATTCGAATGGCCAAGCTATTACGAATCTCGGCGCAACCGCCTTCAAGAAAGGCTCGGCGGTTAAAGTTGTACGTGGCGGCTCGTCCGGATCGTACACCTACACTATCACAGATTGCACGGTCCTCACCGACGCAGATTACGTCGTTGCAAGCGATTACGCAGTCGGCGACAAACGCATTGAAGTATATCCCGTCAAGGATATCACGAATCTCGTCTAAGGAGGAAATGACAGATGGCAATTATCTTTAACATTGACGAAGCGTTATCCTTGTCGGCATTCAACGTATTGCAAGAGCCGATCAAGATGATGCTTGATAATCAAAAAGAGGCGTTCGAAAAAGAATCCCTCATCAGCAAAGTATTCGCTATGCATACGCTCGATGCGTATCAAGAGGAATACAGGACCCGTACGTCGATGGGTAACTACGAACCCGGCTACGATATGGAGCCCGCAAAGCTTTCTGACTTCAAAGAAGGCTACAGCAAAATTTGGAAATCGACGACTTGGCGTAACAGCTTCGTAATTTCGAAGCAGGCCGTTGAAGATAACCAGATGATGACGATCAGCACTGACGCTATGGGCTTCGTCAAATCGTACGGTCGTACCCGTGAAATCTTCGCTTTCGGTATGCTTGCAGGCGCTCTCACCGGCTCGTATACACAGGGCAAATTTACGTTCGACTGCCGTGGTATGGATACTACGGACGGATCGCTCGAAGGCACGAAACAGTTGTTCTTCACGAAAGACCACTTGCCTCCTGTGACGACCGGTCGTACCGAAAAACAGAGCAATAAGTTCCACTGCCACGTTGACCTTACGGCTCCTAACGCTCACCTCAAGATTCTCAACATCGTCGGCTACGTAGAAAATCAGATGATTAACTACACCGACTATGACGGCAACCCCACCCCGATGACCCCGACGACTCTGCTCGTTCCGAACCACTACGCATTCAGAAACGCATTGCTCGCTGGCTTGAAGACTCAGTATACCGAAGTCCTCGGCAACAACGGTCTCAATATGGAATTCGGCAAGTGGACGGTCCTTACCACTCCGTACCTCAACAACCTGAAAGGTTTCTCGAACGCTGACCAAGCATTCATTATGATTGACCCCGCAGCGAACAAAGAAAACCTCGGCGCAGTGTTTATCGACCGTGTTCCTCTCGAAGTTTCTTCGTGGTTCGATCAGCCCAATGAAGCGAACGTTTGGAAAGGCCGCGCAAGATACAGTGCAGGTTTCGGCGACTTCCGTCCGATGGCCTACGTACACTGCGGCGCTGACGAAATGGACGCTCTGTATGATACCGGCGCTAAGAGTGGCGGCACGTACAATACGACGAACATTCCCGAAGCAGACGTCGCTCCTGCAGGTCTCGGCGTAGTCGTGCAGAACACGTCTACCAACCCGGTTCAGACGAAAACTGTAACCTAATACACAAAGTTGCCCCACCTCGATGCAACGTCTCGGGGTGGGGACTTTTATAAGAGGCAATTATGAACATTTCAGAATTTACGACAAGAGTCTTAAATAAGCTATTTATCACCGAACAAGATTCGAAACAGTTCGGGTATGATAGCAAAATAATTCCTACGTTGAACGAATGTTTGACGTTCATTGCTAACGACGTCCTCGCAAATCGAGTGACGATTCCTTTCGACGTAGCGTACGACACAAGCGGGTATCTTCCCGAATGCTTATTACCGAGCGACGTACTGTCGGTATTGTTTGTTGACACCGACGTTCCTGGTGCGACGTACTATCAGCCTACGCGTCGTACGATCAGATTTAATTACCCCGGCAAATACTTAGTCATTTGCGACGCGTTATATCCGAAGATTGAAACGGGTGACATAGAGCACAACTGTGAAACTATCCCTGAGTCGGTTATGACGTGCGCTGTGTTATATGTCGCTGCCCAGCTTATGAGGGACATCGACTTAACGACGGCTATTACTATACAGAACGAATACGAGACAGCGATTGCTCGTCTTGATAACGGTATATCCGATTTACAAGAATCGTTCAGATTTGTACCTAAGTGGTGACATATGGAAGACAAACTTATTTTTGAAGTATCTAAAATCGAAGACGACTATACAATGCGCGTCGGTGAGAACGTCACTGGCGACGAAATTTTTCAAGGAATGGCGGTGTTAGTCAAAGAACTTGGAAACAGACAACGTAAGATTGACCCGAATTTCTCTGACAAGACTATCATACGAGGAGTAGAATTATGGCTTCGATATCTCGAAAACGACCAATAAGATATGACGTCCCGGCGTCTCGCGATTTACGTAGAACGTATACGTCGAGCGTCACAAATTTCCGCGGGATATACAATACCGAGACGACGATAGAAATGGCGCCGGGTGCAATGAACGACGCCTGCAACGTCTATGTCGACGAAGACTATCGTCTTGTCACGAGGAAACGTCTCACGCCGTTGTTTCTGCCTGAGAAAGACGTAACAGTCATTGACTCGGTTTCTCTGGGCGACGACATCTACGCGATTATTAAGGACAACACAACCGGTGCCGAGCACGAATATGCGTTCTTGAAGTTGTATCCGACGAAGACGTATATTGATTACCGTGTCACGGCCGACAGTCGGTTGTTCGTTGCAAACAACAGCATATACATTACTAAATGCGACTCTGGCGATCAGTTCGGCGTACTGCTTTATAACGGTACGTCCGTTTCCTCGTTGACCGAAGGAGCGAATATACCGACCGTATACCTTGACCCGACAGGTCGTCGTATTGCTGTCAATGAATACGGTGACGCGAGTGAAGCGTTGAATATCTTCAGTACGAAGGCGAACAACGGTCCTGGTTTCAGGTTTTCGTCGTTGAGTTATTCGACACCGTATGACCTCAGAGGAAAATTCCAGAATTACATCACTACTGAAGCCGGCGACGCAACAGCGACGCTTCCTGCAAGATGGGAACGAGACGCGTGCGACGCAAGTGGTGGTGTTATTAAAACCGTTGCGAGACTCAAGAACGAGTACGTTCCTGGTGGCGGTGCATTGACGTCAGGCGGAAGCGAAATACCTTCCGGAGTGCAGTGCGAGTGTGAAGTGTGGGTTTCAAGTGGTATAACTGTTTCCACAAAAATCGTTCATTTGAACATTATACGATCGACAGCTAGTCTGCAATTATCTACGAATATAATAGAGTTAGTCCCGAGCGGGTCAAATAAGAACTGGGACGTTGACGTTGACGGTGAATTTACAGATGAAAACATTCTCAGAAAATACCACATTGATTGGGCGTGGGCGCTAAACAACACATCGAATCCGGACGACGTTATCGTCAGGGTTGGTATTTCGAACTACGGTATAGTTGAAGGTAGCAAACCCACGAGTAGTTCGAATTGGGGTATTCACAATTTCACATACAAAGTTGGAAGTACTGACACATTCTATTCGTGCGCGAACAAGATATGTCTGATGAATCCAATCGATTATGGCGAAATGTGGCGCAGAGAGTCAGGTACATTGGCGCAAGCGTACAGAGCGCAAGCAGTATATGCTACGGTCTCCTCTGGAGCATTAACGATTGAAACACTCGCGTTTGACGCAGACAATAAAGGAAGCGTTATGTCGTTCACCGTATCTGATACAGACCTTACTAACGGTCTTACGAGTATTAAAGACGTGACATTGCTTGCAGCACTTAGAGCGCGGTATACAAACAATGACGACGACCCTGAGTATCTTATTTCCACCGGGCAGATTCAAAGCGGAGTGTCGGTGTCGAAGATTTCATTACCTCTTGCGATATATTTACTTCGTATTGGGACAGCATTGTACATTTATTGTCCGATAACTGGTGAGACAGGTGAGATGAAGAAGTTGTCGCTCCCGTTCACCGACACTGAAGCTATATCTACAGTTTTAGCTTTGTCATTCGCTTCCGACGAGATATTCGTTCCGGTAGTAGCAGCGCCACACACTTACAAATTCCCCGTCGTCGGTCATATCCTTGCGAAAACAACCGACGAACTTAGAATCTTTGGGATAGACACAACGGTCGCGGTTAACACCTACGTAGCGGGAGTAGATATAAATATTTCCGTTTCCAGCATTAAGTCAGCCGTCACAAAGTACGCCGACTATACGCCAGTTTTGATTGACGGCGTCGAAGTAAACCCGAAGTATACCGAACTTATTATGAATGACGAGATTACGTCGTTCGTCGCTAACGCTACAACGCTCGTGACAAAATACTCTCGTACGTTTGGTAGTGAAGCTTCTTTGAAGGTTGTAAACGTTTACGCGTACACTACACCTGTTCTCGGGCAGATTCGAGACGGAGCACTTACGCACGAGTTCGAACAGCTGAACGACGGTTCTATGAAAGTTTATGCTGGTTCCGGATCGATAATGTACGCTTGCTCTGAATCTCAACTTTACGGCACAAATGGAACAAACGGCTTGGCGTACGCTGACCCGATATTCGATATCACTGAGAAAATCGGCACTGCGCTCTATACCGTTTGGAACGACGCCAGAGAAGCAATGAAGAACATCGACGGTGTTTACTCGATGAACAACTGTATCATCTTCACGTCTGGCAGGAATTTCGCGTACTCGATGACTTTCAGCCCGAAGTACGTCGACCCTTATTCGTGGGAGCAGATGTCGTCAACCGACGATAAAGTTCTTGATATCCTCGCAATAAGTCCTACGGCTGCAATTATGTCGACAGAGAAAGGTATGTACTGGATTCTGGGCACTGGCACAGGTCAGTTGACGCACTTGAAGCCCGTCGTGTCGCAGTTCGATATACACGGACGCAAGCGTGGTAGCTTTGCCCGTCGAGCAATGGACGACGTACCTACCATAATGTGCGATGACGGCGTTATGATGTTCGTCGGTACAAGTGAAGTGACCGAGACGGCAAAGAACATTGCCACGATGAGCTCTGCGATATTCCAGAAGTACGACGAATTCCTTGCAAACGAGAAACGCCGTTTTACGTTCAGAGGGCGTTGGTACAATATGTATTGCATATCGACCGGAGCTGAGACGAAGGTTGTTTTCTTCGACGTCAGATCTTCGGCGTGGTGGTACTGGACGTTGCCCATTGACGCAATGAAATTCTTCCGTTCTGGCGACGACTTGCTTGCTCTGACGAGTAACGGACTTATATACAAGTTTACAGACGAGGATATAATTTCGAATAACGGGTACACTGCCCGATACAACGATGAGCTGGTAAACGTTTCATTCGAAAACATGACACCCTTTTATGAAAACTTGCAATATAAAGTACAGTGGTATATACAAACGCACCCAATGAGTCTCGGGAATACGACGAAGAACAAGAATATGCGCGACATTGTTCTTGCGTTATATCCGAACGAGACCGTTAAGAATTTCGAGATGAACGTTGACTTCGAAGTGTATACGCGCGAATTCACCGATGGACGTCCGTACATTACCACTGAAGATATCAAAGAGTTAAAAGTGTTGTTGTTACGTACGTACATTCCGAAGTTCCAGTACATCGCAGTGCGTATGTATTCTAAGAATGACTTATCAGTATACGAGAAGTTGCAACTTCGTTCCCTTGCGTTCGAATATCGAATTTTGGATAGGTTAAATTAAGATGGCAAAGAAAAATCAATATATTCGCGAATCTTATAATGCCGTAATGCGGGCAGGAGACTTCGACGATTTGTCGAAGACTCTGTCCGCGTCGAATTACGACGCTACGTTCGGACAATACGACACCGCGTTACAACAGATCGACGAATTTTACGTTGGACTCAAAGATACGACGAGAGAGTTATACGCGAACGCTTATGAGACTGCTAAAATGCAATCCGAAGCGACGGGCACATACGCTCTGCAGCAGAGAGAACAACTCGCCGGAGCGACAGGTTTGCTTGGTTCACGTAGATACGCCGATCAGGTCAATCAGAAGTTTTTCGATATGACTGACGTAAAGCAAGACTATACTACTAAACTCGGCGAACAAATACTCAGTCTCGAACAGCAACGTCAGAAAGCTGCGGAAACCGTTCAGACCGAACGTACGAAGTTCGGCGAATATTTCGAATCGAACGTTGCAAAGATGAGTGAGTACATTTTAAGTCGAATCGACCCGAACGTACTTGACCCAGCGACTGGGGACATCAGTGCGTCACAGCTTGAAGCTCAGGGCTATGTGAAACGTAACGCTGACGGCACGTACAGTACGACGAGTAAATTCAAACACGTCCTCGCTCAGTTCGCTGACTCAGACCCTGCGAGCGTTCAGAAATACCGCGAAGAGTTGTTTGTGTCCGATAAAGACTTGTACGACTTCTATACTCAGTACTTCCCGGCGGCAATGCAAGCAGCAGGCGAGTTCTCAGATAGTGAGTTGGCGAAGTTCTCAGACGATAAGATTTACGCGAACGAGTACTATAATGAGGCGAACCGTGAAGCGTATCGTGAGACAATCGAACGTCAAGCGGGTAACCCTCAGTTGAAGTCGGTTATGAGCAAAGCAACGATGTACGGCACGCACGATATGGTGGACTTCACAAAGATGAGCGACGCAGAACAGATACACTGGGCGAAGTCCATCAATACTACTACGGGCACGTCGCGCATCGATCAAGATTTGATTGATTCAGCAATTAAGAAACGTGGCAAGAACGACTACGTCCTTAAAGATAAGACACTGAATGAGTGGTACGACTCTAACAAGGTAATTATTGCCGGTGGTAAAAATTACGTACTGGCTTCGAACAAAGACCAGAAGTTCGGTGGTTCTGCCGAAGCCGCTGACCAAGACGCATTGCTCTGGGACGGCTCGACTGAGAAGCTGGGCACTCTTGTCTACGAAGGGAAGGTCCAGTGCGGCGATACAGTCATTGTGAACGGCGAACGATACCTCGTTACTCGTGCAGATAAAGACCCTGATAACCAAGAGAAAGGTGGTAAGCACGCAGCAGACGTCCGACTTATCAAACTCAGAGAAGTATAAACGGAGATTCTATGGCTAGAAAATATACAACTTCAACCGAACTAAACCCTACCGAGTATTTACTTGACCAAGCGAAACACAGTCGTTTCTACAGTCCAGATAAATACTCGCAACTCGTTGCTGCCGGTGACCCGGAAGCGATTGAGTTATACGTCAAAGAACAAGCGATATTCGCAAGTCAGAAACCGATCAACTCTTGGGACGAGTCGTTTTATGACGACCTCAGAGGCGACGAGTTCGCTCAAGAAGTATATCGTAACGCACAATACTTCGAGACTGACGAGAACGAGTACGCTGTGACTATGGAAGCATTGACCGAAGCGCGAGCAGCGGCGGTCGCCGAACGTGCTTATCAAGCACAGACCGGAGCGAAAAAATTCTTCACGACTATCGGTTATGGCCTCGGTGAAGCACTCGGCGTATTTGCTGCTTCGATGACGGACTTCGTCAAATCACTTGTCGACGTCGGTTATTACATCGGTACGGCAATCTCGAATGGCGGCGAAGGCGAATGGAACAGTCTGGCCGACGTTGAAGGGTACGGTGAAAATTTCTCGTTCACGAACTACATTATGGAAACGTTCGAAGAGAAAGGCCGCGGCAAGTCGCCCACGTCTATGAAGTGGTCCGGTCTTGCCGAAGGATATACTGTACGTAGCAAGACGGTCGAGTTCTTCCAGTCGTTGTTCGACAACGTTGCGAAGATGGTACCGGCAATCGTTGGTCGTGCCGTTGGTTCGCCCGGCTTAGTTATGTTGTACGCCGGTGAGATGTTCGGTACGATTTACGAATCGACTATCACTGACCCTGAGTTCATAAAACTCGGTGAGGAAGGTAGGACTGCCGAACAGTGGGCGTTGATTGCTGAACGTCTTGCAACGGAATACGGTCCTGAACTGTTGTTTGGCGGTGGCGCATACGGCGTCGGTTTCTTCGATATTGCAACTCGTGTTTCGAACAAGATTCTTGCAAGCGGCGCAATCACTGCTGGACGTAAGTTCGCTGCTGGTGCGGCAAAAGTTATTCTTGACGCTGCTCAGGAAGGTACAGAAGAAGCGATCACCGAATGGTTGCAATGTGGCCTCGATTCCGTCATTGTAGACGGCAAATGGGAAAAGGTCGACCGCGAAGACGCTCTGATGGCGTTTGCTGTTGGTGCGTTGTCCTCATTCCTTATTAGCGGTGCACAAATCGCAGCGCAACAGCAAATCACTGTCGGCGACATAAAACTCAACAAATTCGAATCGTGGCTTGCTGGCGACGGTCTCAATAACTTGTTCCGTGATACTGCGGTATCAAAAGCGGCGGCTGCTGCAAACGTAACCGTTGACCAGTTCTTGACTGATACGCAGTATGCTAAACAAGCTGAGAAAGCTCAGAAACAAGACGCTATGGCGTATCGTTCGACGATCGCTGCCACGGCGCTCTTAGAGTCGTATATCAGCAAGAGTAGCCCCGAGTCGTATGGTACAATTACCGAGATGGTAAGCAACTCGTACGAATACCGTGCACGTAAGGTTCGTGAATATATTACTCAGAAACAGAATCAAGCGAACTGGGACGCTGTAAGTCAAGCTGTCAATAAAGCAGACCCTAACCTGACGTTTACGCCGGTTGGACCGTCTGAACATTCACAAGCGATTGTAAGTAACATTTCCGCTGTACTCGGAATGCAGACTATTGTCGGCGAGTTCGGCGCTATCAATATGGCGGACGGTGGAGCGCCGTTCAAGATTCTCACTCTCGATATTGCAGATGAGAACGGCAAGGTTATGCCTCATCAGGTCTGCCTAATCGACGCGCAGCAAATCAAAGACAGTCGTCCGACGCAGTTGTTGCAACACGCGTTGTCCGAACAAGCGTTCGCGGCAGGCATTGCGAAAATGCTTCCGAACTTAACGGTCCGTGACCGTCTGTCTCTTGAAAATACCCTGAGAGTCGTCGGTCGTATCGGCAAAGCGCCTTGGAACAGAGGATACAAACTTGAAACAGATATCGAGCTCGCAAGCGTGGCGTTGTATTCTGACGTCGCAATGCGAGCTATTGCTCGTGCCGACCGTAAGGTTATGACCGAGTTGGCAAGAGCGGTACGTAAACACGTTACTGACCCTAACGCAGAAGTACTGAAGAGAACGAATTTCTTGACGGACCAGATGTTGCAGGATATGTACTTGACGTTGTCAAAGTACAACGACTTAATGTACTCTGAACTTGTCCGCAACGGATATGACGTCGACACTGCTAACCTCGACGGCAAGTCAGTTGTTGAAAAGAACGAGATTCTTTCTGAAGCGTATGCAGAGATTCCGTATTCGGAAAGCGTTTGGTCATATATCAACGAACTTATCGACTCGTACGTTTCTGAGAACGGTCTTGACGTATCAGACAAAGACACGCAAGAACTTATCGCTGACGCGTTTTGCGACGTGCAATGGGACGAGAAGTCGAAGAAGTTCGTGCCGCTGCCTCAGATCGATCCGGTAACGAATGACCAGTTCATCAGAACGAAAATCGATTTGCACAAAGACGCGCTCGTTGCACTCGGAAAGTCAAAAGCTGATGCCGAAGCACAAGTAAACAGCGCTACAACTGTGCGATTCGGAGCAAGTGACATTATTTCAAATGCAGGAATGTATGCGTGCAATGGGGAAAATGCTGCGAGCGTATCAGTTGTTTTGAATGCAGACCCCACCGCGACAGACACGACGGGTAAATCGACCGTCATTAAAGCCGGTTCGACTATTGCGAATCGATTCGTTAAAGCGTTTGAAAGAAATCTGACCGATGAAGTAATGGCCGAGAAATACGGTAAGTTCTTCCCGGTATTGAAAACCGCCGAAGGACCGAGTCTTCATACAGCGTTGACTGAGATATACAACAAACTGAGTTCCGGTCAAGCATACCGTGAAATCACTATCACTTCGAACGGTACAAGCGTGAGCGCGTTCAACGACGTCACGTTGATACCTGTAATTTACCACGAGTTCCGACATCAGGTTGCCGACATATTCGGTATGGACGCCGGTACGAATATAAGCGTTGTACGTAGTATCGTTGCTAAAATGAACGAGACACAAGTACGTACGATGATGAGGAACATTTACGAACACCGTAAAGAGTTGCTCGACGCAGGTGTATTCGGTGAAGACGGTAAACTTGTAAAGAAAATCGAGGCGCAATACGACTCGACAAATAACTTCGAGACGGTCACGAAAGAAGTTCGTGGCTTGCTGTCGCAATGTATCTATCAGATGAACTACGGTGAAATTTATGCCCGTTCTGGTAGAGCAGTATTGCAAGAGAGCGTGCCGTTGTGGACAAACGCTAAGAAGAGTGAGACCGGTGTAAATGAGTTCGTTGCTAACCAGACGATGAAAGACCTCGGGTTTACCGACGATACAGTCGAAGTTCAAAATACGACGTCGCAATACTTGCCAGAAGACGTGAAAGGTCTGTGGGAAGATATTGACACTACTGATTCCGACACTCAGCGCGAACGTCAAGCCGTAATACAGTTAGAGAAGTTATTTGAAAACGACTACGCTCGTTCTATTCTCGGCAAATTGTATACTGAAATCATCGGGTTCGACTTTGACACTCAATACGCAGAAGGCGCTAAAAACGGTGTCCCGGTTATGAGTTGGTTTATTCCGGGCTTTACCGCGAATCCGACTATCTCGCTAACATTCTTGAAGTCACTGTTCATTGCCGATCCGGAACTGTTCGCAGAATATACGAGCATTGTCGCTAGAGGTTCGACGGATTTAATTCGTACGCTCATTCAAAAGCAAGCGATTCAAAACATCTTCGCCGACCCGTTAATGCGTGAAACGTACGGCGACGCGTTCCTTGAAAAGTTCTTAGACCTCGAAAATCGATATCCTGCTTCGTACGGGTTCAAGAGTACGATCAAAGAAACTCTCGCTGAATCCAACGGTGTTAATGATTTAACTGCTGCTGAAGTCGACGATCCGCTTGTTACTATCGGAGCATTTAGCGGTACGCGAGCACGCGAAGTTGCTAAGTACTCGTTCACATTAGGGGTAACAATAAGAGAAGCGAGCAAGAACATTGCCGGATTCTTAAAGAACGGCGACTTGAATGGAATATTCGATATAAACGCGTACTCGTTAGAAGGAATCGACGAAATTCGTTCAGTGCTCGCTGACAAAACGAATCCGAAGCTCCATCACGAATACAACATAACTGAAGATTATTTCTCAGGCGATACGTGGTCTCGTACTGTCAACTGGTACTTAATGAAACGGTACTCGGTAATGTACGACCCCGTAACGAAGTCGTTTGTTCCGATGTTCTCAATGCCGACACAAATGTTTTCAGGCGTGAAGAAAGCGTACACCGTCGACGGCAAAGAGGTCGAAATCGACTTTACGCAACACGTTACACCGACGGCTAAGAACACTATGAAACCGTTCGGCAAATCGCCGTTTGAGTATACTAACTACGTTGGCAATGACGCCGTTGATAATTTCGGTCAAGCGGTTGTTGTGCGTGCGGAAGATATTATTGACTTGTCAAATCTTCCTAAAGAATTACGAGTGAGATACAAAGATATCCCGATTGTTTTCGCAAAGAACGACGCGAAACCGTTCACGATCGACGGCCGTCCGTTTGGCTTGAGAGCAAATATTCCTATCAGAACCCGCGAGTCGTACTACGACGGCGAAGTTATAGTAGTTGCAGTCGACACTTGGTTTGATGAAGCCGGCAACCCTGCCACAACAGCCGCACACGAATTCGGTCATGCGATTACCGATATTGGTAGTCGTTCTATAAATATAACGAAATTCGCAGAGAGAATCGATAAATATCTTCCTGAAGGAACATCTGCTCGTACTGCGCTTGCCGAAGCACTTGCTGCCGCACTTGGTACACCGGACAACGTCGAATCATACATGGACTCATGGCAAGCAGCGTATGCGTTCTATCGAATATTGCAATGCGAACGAACTACCAGAGCACCGTATCGTATTATTGCCGAGCGCTTTCCGACGCGCCTCGAAACCGATTTGAGTACTGGTAAAATAACTCGTGTCGGTAAATTCGCCGACCCGTCGCTCAATATGTTCTTTTTAGGAATATTGCCGGCGTTTACAGCGTCCGGTGTATACTTCTACACCGCAAAGAGTAACGCACAGAAAGCAACGGACGTCGCATATCAAGTCGAGACCGACCTTGGCTTAAACGTGAATGACACCGACAGTCTGCGAGCATACGGCTTCTCAGATGAGTTTATCGATATATACTCGACGGGCCGAATGACGAACAACGACGTCAGACGTTTGATTTACAGCGATAACATCGGTAACGCTGACGCGTGGAACTTCGTTACGACGGTATTGTACCCCAACGAACACGTGAGCGAAGCGTTGTCAGGCACGATACAACGCAACCTGAAAGATATTCCGGAGTTGTTGCTCATCATATATTCGATGGGTGACAAGAAAGGAACGTTCAAATCGTCGCAAGACGTTATGGACGCGTTCAACGACACGCTTGCCGCTGACCCGAATATCTACACGAAATACTCGAAGCTCGTCGATAAACTGTTGACGAACACGAACGTTGCGAGTGGAACGGCGAACGTATGGTTGTTATCGTATGACGGACCGATATTGACCTACGACTGCGCGAAAGCGTACGTCGATCAAGCGAAATACGGCTTCACACCTGACCTCAAAACGACCGCGATCGAAGTAACGACGTCAGAAGGAAAGGACGTTCTTATTACGGATATCAACGGCAAAGGCGTCACAGAATCGACCGAAGATATTGCTATTCGAAACCTCGAAGAACAAGGTGTTGACGACGTTATTCCGTCGACACAGTTAGGCGTAACGAAAGAAGACTTTATGAAGACGTTCAAAGAAGGCGTCGGACGTATGAGTGAGCAACAGCGCATTCACGCTTGGGACGTCTTGGAACTGCGTCAGGCCAAAGCTGACTTGAAAGCGAAGTTCGGTGACGAATGGAACGACGTCCGAAAAGAAATGCAACAGCTGTTGCAGCCGCAAGACCCGAAATACAAGTTATCTACGGTCCATCAGCACATTCTCAACAGAATACGCGCCCAGATAAGCAAGGCCAGAATGAACAACATCGACGTTTCTGGACTTCCTCAGAAAGGCGTAGACTACAACTTGTACACTGACACTGATACGTTGATGCTTATCGAAGAGACGTACGCGAATTACGTCAAGGATAGAATCAACGCGAAAGAAGTCGCGGAAGTTAGGTCAACGCTCAATATCAAGCCTGAAAATGAAGGCGTGAGGGCGATCAAGGAATCTGCTCGTAAGAAAGCTAAGAAAGGCGCGCCTGATACACAGCAAACGCCTGTTGACAATATGGAAGATGTTCCGGTTAAAGACGGTGTTATTCCCGTTGTTATTCCTGAAGAAACGGACACCGACGTTGATACAAAATCTGAAAGTGATACTGAGACGAAGAAAGTCAAGAAGCCTAAGAAGCCGAAGCCGGTATCACCGTTCGACCTGCCTCCTGAATGGCGCAAAGTATTTGCCCCGAAACCGTGGGTATACGGCAAGTCATACGATTACGCGTCAGACTTACGTCCGATGGGCTTCTCAGATGATTTCATCGAACACTTAGAAACGCCGATGACCGACGAAGGCACAGTGATTAACCGTTACTGGGTCGAAGAACGCATTGCAATGTACAACGGAACTAACCCTGAAGTTATCGGTAACGCTACTGCGTGGGCCGTAGTGTTGGAATGGTTGTATCCAACGTCTCAGTTCAAGACTCTGGACCAAATACAACAAGCTTTGTACTGGTTGCCTCGATTTGCGTCGCTCGACACGACATCGACTGGTGTTCGCGATATGGCTCTCGACGAGTCAACGGTCAACGAATATTTCGACGAAGCGCAGTGGAAACAAATGCAGACCGCTGTCGAAGGGTTGATTAACGACCCGAAGAGCAATATTGTTCCGTGGCTTATCAATAGAATGAAGTTGCCGTTCACTGTTCAGAACGTGTACGCGTTCCTCTTAGATTATACTAAGAACACAAAGAACAAAGCGCTTAGTGCAGCGATCGAGATACAGCAAGCAACAAACAAGTTAACGCCGGAACAGAGACAACAAGTGTATGCGAAGATATTACTTGAAACTGGTAAAGACGCTCACGACGTTGAAGCGATGGATATGGCAGCTAAACGTATTGCACAGAAAGAAGTTTCGGAAATCGAAAAGCGCAAAGAAGCGTATAAGCTGCAACAAGAGACAAACCTCGCAAACGCCGTTGATAACGCGAAGATTCGTAACGCAGCTCTTGCTGAGGCCCAAGAAGCGTACGAAGCGAACAAAAACATAAAGGTTGAGAAATCTAAGAAAGGCGGTCGCTTGATCGAAGCAACGAACCTTACAACCGGACAAGCAGACGTCAAATCGAACCGTAAACCGAAAGATTACGTCTTAAGCCCAAGCACGAAAGAACGTTTCAATAAACTCAAATCATGGCGTCCGAGTAGAAACCTCAGGCCGATCACAGATATTGAACAGTTCAACAACGCGTTCAAAGCTCAGTTGATGGAATGGAGCAACGAGTCGATCGTTGACTTTATGGATATGGTCCGTGCAAAGTACCAGAATTTGAGTGACTACCAGCGTCTTGCGATATTCTACACGCTCGCAACGTTGTACGAGTTCAACCAGAATATGTCGTTAACGACTCGTGACCTTGTCGGTCAGTTCAGGAAACGACTTTCAAGTAGCTCTGGTACGCTGCTCGCTGCACAATCGCACGTTGAAAATACACAAGCTGACGCTGACCGTTATCGTGACGCTGCTCGTAAGATGGGCATTGTTGCAGATGAAGAGTTGCTTGCAGCGTTTGTCGACGCTCGTCGTTCTGGGGACTATAAGAAAGCAATGGAAGTTCAACAGCAACTGTTGCTCGATATGGCGAACAAGATTCCTAAGATACGTGAGTTGCTGAAACAGAAACGTTACCACGAAGCTCTTAAAATCATCACTCGTCGTATCAACTCGTTCAGATACACTGCGATGTTGTCGAACCCGGCAACGCACGTTAGGAACTTAACGTCGAACATTGCTCTCAGTGGAATAAACGAAGTAAGCGAACGCCTTGCACAACGTTTGGCGGTCAAAATCAACGAGAAGCTTGGAATAAAAGGCGAATTTGTTCTCACTGCGAAACGTCATAAGTTCAAGGATATTCCGTCTGACGTCAGAGCGTATATCGATCAGAAACTTATCAATAACGGACGTCTTGACGCGATATTGCAAGGCAGTAAGTTCAACCCGACAAGCGACAACATTATCGAAAATATTACAAACGCTTACCCGTTCTTCAGCGACGACGTCGTGAACAAAGCATTGCAGAAGTGGTACACGTTCACATTCGATATGTTGAGCAAAGGCGATGCTATATTCCTCGGCCGCGAGATACAGATACGTCTCGCACAGTACCTTGAATCGCTGAATAAACCTCTTAAAGATATAAGCAAAGACGACTTTGAGATGTTACTTAACATGGCGCTCGATGACGCACAGCAACTGTACCTTCGTAAGTCAAACAACTTTACGAAGTGGTACGCTAAGATGTCCTACGAATTCCCGGTCCTCGGATTGCTGTTCACGTCATTCTTGCCGTTCGCGAAGGTCACTGCAAATATCACGTCGTTCTTGATTCGATTCTCGCCGTTCAACTGGGTGAAAGTCCTTGCCGACGCTGCAGCATATAAGTATCAAACGCAAACGCTGTTCATTGAAACAGTCGAAACGCGTGTCGACCCGATCACTGGTAAGACGTACGAAGCGCTTATTCAGAAGAAAGTAATGCGCGGCGGTGACGCTGACAAAGCGCGTCAACGTGGAAGTCAGTTGTATGATATCGTTCCGCAGTTCGCGAACATCATCGGCCGAGACATTTCCTCAGCGACGATAGGCACTGTCCTGTTCGCAATGGGTATTGCTGCTGGTCTGAGTGGCGTGCTTGACTGGGACGAAGATACTTACGGCAACCTCGTCATTCGTGTCGGCGACTACGCAATCACTATCGACTTGTTGTCACCGGGTATCAGTGCGTTGCTCCTTGGCGCGTCGATCACGAGCAAGACAAAGATGAACGACAAGACCTGGGACACGTTCGCAGACGTGTTGAGCAACCTGACCTTGCTCGGAACATTCGACGATATCTTGCGATACAACGATAACGTTGGTGACGTCGTTGCGAGTGCGTGGGGCACGTATCTGTTACAATATGTCCCGGCACTGTTCAAGAGCATCGCGCGTGTTATCGATCCGAGCCTTAAGAAGACAGGGTCGAAGTGGTATTATCGCCTTGCTGCTGCACTTCCTGGGTTTACGTACCTCGTACCGAACAGAGTCGACCCGTACACAGGTGAGTATATCAATGACGACGGAACACATCGTTGGCTGAACTTAATGCAGATCGTGTTGCCTGCGAGAATTATCAAGGAAAGTACGAATTATCTCGAACTCGAAGCGATACGACTTGGCACGACGACCACTGGACCGAGTGGCAGGTTACAATACAACGATGACGTGATTGTCCTCACTGGTAAGGAAAAAGAACAGTACGAACAGAGACGTGGAGCATACGTCAGGTCGTTAGGCAATAAGATGGTTTCGAGTAAAGAATACTTGGACGCGCCCGACGAGTTGTCGAAAGAAACAAAGAAAGCCACAGGAAAGCGTGATAGAAAAGATATGCTGGAATGGGTTTACAGTAAAGCAAGTAAGTATGCTAAGATTGAGTATTGGTTGAATAAAGGGAATACGTACACTACTTCAGATGTGAACGAGTATCAAGAATTGGTCGCGATATTCGGACCTGATAAAATCAAACTTAGACGTGGCGGAAAGCTGCTAACGAAATTTACGAAATAAAAAAAATACCCTCGACATTACGTCGGGGGTATTTATATTTAATGGAGGCAGATGAAGTTCGGAATGAGTTCGTGTGCGTACCGGATATAGAAATCGTAATCGATATCTAAGTCCTTGAGATTATACTCAGAGATATCGCCGTTGATTAAGATTATATTGTCCGGGCAATCTGGGAAACGGTGCGCGGAGCCGTCTTTAATTTTGTACAGGGTGCCGATGCCGCGGCGTGATACGACAAATCGGTTTGTGTTGTTGACCTCGAGTTCTTGGTTGTTGGTCTTGTATATAGTCCGCTCGAACGTGCTGCCGCTCTTGACGCACATAGCAAAGTCCATTATATCGGTACAATTACGAACCGTTTCTTCGATCGGCGTACCGTCGAGCAAGAGCTTGAACGCCGCAATATGAGATATCGCGTACGACGCGGGTTTTAACCTATCACGCTTCGGATATACCCACGAACCTTTGCTCTTCGCTTGTCCGTTGTCTTTAACGAAGATGTAGTTATTGACGTTGTTCTGAACAAGCATTTTGCCAGCGTCGACCTCAAAAGTGAAGCCGATGCGTTTGTTGATTTTCTCGACCGCTTCCTCAAAGCCTTCCCAGTTAGGTACGTATAAGAACGCGCCATCGGTATTTGTTTGAAGTACTTCAGTACCCGGGAATTGTTTCTTCAAGTCATTGACAACGGCAATCAAGAGAAACTCACCGACAGCACACATCGTTATGATACGCGACGGGTCGTAGAATTTCGAGTACTTGTTACGCATTGCCCCAGATACAGCGTTGATGAGGACTTTGTACTTGTCACGCAGTGACTTCGCTTGTTTTGCCGACTCGAAATTGCCAGCCGCTTCGTACTCACCGACCTTGACCTTTAAGTCACGGACAGCTTTTATCATATCGCCGAATATTCTCTTACCGGCTTCGTCCATACCACGCGGCATAAGGTCGAAGTTCATAAGCATATTCGGATAGTACTGTGTAACGTCAATCGAGAAGATTCGACCGTGTTCGTTGCTCTTAACAATGATTGGTTGCTCGAAGTCGCTATGCACGCCGCCAACGCCGAGCTTGTACACGTCGCCGTCATACACAAACGTACGTACTTCGTTCTGGTCTTCCAACAGGAACGCGAATGGGTCAACGCCGTCAAGCATTTCCTTAATGTAATCGAGAACGTAGATCGATGAACGTTTGTCCTCTGCAGCAGTGCACGGCGTTTTCTGTACGCCGGTCGCTTCTGCTGTGAGTCCTTGCATTGTGCGCTGATACGCTTTCTGAAGGGGAATGTTGTAATGTTCCGAGACGTATTCGTGTATTGAGAAATACCCCTCGCGGTCGTGGAACAGTTGTAATGCTGCATTTGTGTCGGCGTGGCAATACTCGATGATTTCCATCTTGTCACGCGGACTGAGATTTTCTTTACCGAACGGAACGCTTGACTCGACGATCGACATACCTTGATTCGCTTCATACATTTTCAATGAGCCGAATTTCCAGTCGCTGTACAAGTCGATCCAGTTCCAGCGGTAATGCCCGAAGTGCGACGTCCACTGTGTCGAGACGTTGTGAATGATGTTATCAGACACTTCGTACACTTCTGAGGGAGTACAACCACTCACGATTGCATATAGAATGTACAAGTCGTATGAGCGGATATTGAAGCCGATAAGACGGCAATTTGCAATTAAGAGACGCAGGTTGCGTACCGCTGCAGGGTCGTCGGACGTGATAACGCTGATTTTGTCAGGCGTGTCAACACGACGAGTGCAGCAGCACCACCAGTTAGGGAAGACTTCGAAGTCGAAGATGATGTTAATTAGTTTTGTTGTCGACATAAGTAAACCTCAGTACAATATTCTGTCCAGCGTCATCGGGTAATTTGGCGCTAGTGATGAAGAGCAGTGAACACAACTCAGATACGAAACTATGTTTTCCTATCGGGCGCATACCGTTAAGCTGACAATACAACGCATATTCCGCGAAGACAGAACCAACGTCTCGGCCAATAAGCGAGTCGCGAGTGATGTTCTCGTCGTCGATGTATTCGGATAAGGCCGATTGCATACGCTGGTAAGCTTGCAAGTTGTTGTCAACCACAAACGAGCGAGTGAGTTCTCCGCGTTCAAGAGCGGCACGTATTGCCGACGCTGCAAGGTAAATCAAATACTCGAAGTCGGCTTCGCTCAGCTTGTCACAGAAGAAGGTCGTCGGCTTTTGTATCTTAGTATTCATATCGATGAGAACTAAACGACGCATAAAGCCCGACGTACGGTCGGCTGTGTTCGGGAGCTTGTTCGTAGTGAAAATCATTGTTGCGTAGTTCGAAAACGATGACGGGTGACCGAACTTACGTTGTATCATCATACGTTCACCTGATACAAGTTTCTTTATAAGAGACGAGTCGTTGATTTTACCAAACGGAATATCGTCGCCGATATTGACGAGCTTTCCTACAAGCTCCCACGGATAGAACGTATTTTCAAGGTCCTGCAGCGACAAGAATGCCGCGTTCTCTTCACCGACGAGTGACGTAATGATACGCAGCAACGTCGATTTGCCCGTTCCGCCTTCACCGTAGATAAGATACATCTTTTGGAACAATGCTCTTTTAAGCAAGCAATCGCCGATCATTTCGAGTATAATCGCTCGTTTCTGAACGTCGTTGTTCGAGCACATATCCAAGAACGCGTTCATAATCGCGGTAGGCGGAGCGTTTTCGATATAGTTGTGGTTTATGTGAGTCGACACAAAAAGCTGTTGCGAGTGCGGGAATGTTTCCCCAGTCTTAATATCGAGTACACAGTTGTTAAAAGATATAAAGTGCCAAGCGTCGTTCATTTCGTCTTCGACAAGTGGCGCTTTGGTCAGAAGGTGTTTGTACACTTCCTCACGGCTCGTTGAACGGAACTGCGGAGCATACTCGACAGAGATTTCACGTTCAATGAAACGGTCTGCGATAGGTTTGTAATAACGTCCGTCGAACACGTACAGTCGTTTCTCATCGCTGTAAAACTGTTTGTCAAGCAACATTTGACGCGCAACGTCCACTTCTTGCTCGGCAAGAGTCTTACGTTTGGCGCCGGTGTTCGGTGCGGTGAGATTCGATTCACGCAATACCGTCGAGTTAAGTTCAGCGTTTGATAACGGCTTCGCAAACAGACACTCGTTTATCATCTGCCCGATAGCGGACAATGAGTTCACGTCGTTTGTTTTGCTCTTGATACGGTTTATCCATCTGAACAATGCATCGTTCCGGCCGTCGCCGTCGTCTAAACCCATGAGATTGACGTCATCGAGATTGATCGACCCTGCTTGACCGAAAGGGTACAACGGAATCGGCAAGTAATCGATCTGTTCGTCGAGATGAGTCCACTCACGGTCAGGGTCATTGAGCGGCAAGACGATATATCCACGCCCATCGACGCGGTAGTCGACTTCCAAAGACGACATCGTAACGACGTGTGACGAGTTAGTGATTGTCCGAGCGATGCGCACTTCTGCAGGCAACCGGAAAATGAAGTGCATTCCGCGAGACGTTTTGAAGTAACAGCAATGAATGTCGTTCAACTCAACATATTTTCTGACAACGTTTGCGGTGGTCATATCGTCGCAGTCGACAACACAATGTCCTTCGGACACTATCCAGCCGACTCGTTGATTTGGCCCAACGTACAACGTTTTGTAGGGGTACTTCTGAATGCCCTCAGGTGTCTTGTCACCGGCTTTAATCAGACGATAAACTGAGTTAGGAAATATAGTATTGAACTTTTCGAATTCAGTCATTCTATACCTCCGAGTGACGTGTCACCGAACGCAAGTACTCGTCAATCGTCTGTTTCGTCTGGACAGCGTGGTACACTTTCTCGTCAATCGTTCCTCGTGAAATCAACGACGTGAAGTACGTTTCCTTAGTCTGTCCAACGCGATAGATACGTCCTTGCATTTGGGTCCATTCAATGTAGCTGTAATCGTACGAATACATCACCATTCGCCGCGCCCACGTTTGAAGGTTCAGTCCTTCACCGCGGCTTATCTGTCGTAAGAACGTATTTGCATACGGCAGCAGAGATACTTCGTCTGTTACAGTTCGGTTTTCTTCGGCAAGCATTCGTTCGATCATTTCCTTTTCGTAAATAAACGAATAGGCAATAATGATATTCTCGTCTTTGTGCTCGCGAATGTATTTCCGCAGTGCTTCGATTTTTGGATTCTTGTCAGGGCATAAGTTCTTAACAAGCTGTTTTCCAGTATCAATATCGTTATAATAAATGAAACCGCCTGCAGCTTGTCTTGCCTTAGCGCACGCTTCGAGTTTCGCAACGATAGAGATATCCTCATCACTCAGAGCAATGATACCCGCTTCAATCGCGGAATACTCAGGCGTTGCCATACCGTCGACGTAAATCACATCTTCGTGACGCTCTGGTAACTTGTGAACGTCGTCCAGATTGATACTGTCACAGTATTGAGCGAATGTCGAACTAAGCTCGTCGGCAAATTGTAATCTGACCGTCGTCGGCTTGCTGATGTTTTTCGTACCATATCGCGTTGCAACCGGGAATGAGTACGTATTGTAATAACGCCCAATGAACGCTGAGTCAGGGTACTGGAACTCAGCAACCCCCATATTACGCAGAATACGGAAAGTGTCGATGTACGAGTTAGCAGCGATCGTTGCTGACGCTCCCCATACGACTTTTGCTTTCTTAGACAGCTTCGAAGCAATGCGCGCAGTCTGAGTGTTACAACCTTTGATTTTGTGGCACTCGTCGAAAATGATATAGTCGAATGTAGGGAGGTTTGTTATACGAGGGAACATATCATAATGCAGATACGTCACGTCGTGATTTATAGGAATACCGAGCTTTTCCCACATATCGAAGCGCACTGACTTCGGGGAAGCAATGAGAACTTTGCCGCGTGGCAATTGGTTGAGAGCCGCGATGAGAGCAAGTGTCTTGCCTACGCCGCAGTCCCAGTAGAGAATGTATCGTGGGTGTGATAAAAGTAAATCGACGCCAGAGATTTGATAGTCGAATAAATCGTACTGACGTCCAGAATTATCTGTTAGTATCATTTAAGTTATTCTCCAAACTATTCAGTTCTACAATAAACTTATCAAAATCGTTTACAACTAACGCTATTCCACCCGCTTTCGTGATGTTCGCCAGTTGTATTTTCTGATGTTCCGATAAACCGTTCTTACGGCCGGGGCGCTTGACTTCGATGCCGATGAAATGTCCACGATAACACGCAAGTATGTCGGGTATTCCACGAGGCATTTCGGGCGATGCCGCTATCTTAACAAACCACGCCCTGCGCCGTGTAAGTTCGGTTTTAATGAGATTCTCGAGTTGTTTCTCCGGACCCGCTGTCGACATCGTCTTCCTCCGAGGTGGCGTTCAAGTTCAACACTGCCGATAAGGCACTGATAACCATATACAGGTGCGACGCGATTTCGTCGGCGGCTTCGCTGTCAGGCATTTTAGAAGCATTTAGCAACGACGCACTCGTGTTGTATTTCAAAAACCACTTATCGTATTGTTTGAACTTGCGCTTATTACGAGAACACGCGAAGACGTAAATACAATAACCCGACGGGTCGAGTTCGTTTACTTTCTTTAACAGAGATTCTGTGAGTGCTGGAACGACGGTAACTGTTCCGTCTACAAGTCTTTCCTCAGTCGTGAATGACATCGGAATATCTTTGAAAATGCCGTCGTGCTTTGAGCTAACCAGCTCGTATGTTGGGGCATCGAAAATGATTATCATACTGTCTCCTTATAAGTTTTCTGCGATGTGGACTTTGAGAACGTCCGATGCATATTTCACGCGGCACAACGGGTGTCCGCTACAAACGCTGTACGCTTCGTATACTGTAATGATTTCGCTGAGCATATCCTTGTCAGGCGAGAGAGGGTGTTCCTCTTCACGCTTTGCAATACGGTCAGCCGTTGACTCAACGTCCTCAGGGACGAATATCGTCAGCCCAGAGCCGAATCGGGATATGAATTTTTCGAGAAAGATACATTGTTTGATACTCAACGAAGAGCGTTTGCGTTCGTAATTTCCGTGGACCCACTCAGACACGAAACAACGGTCAACAACCGCGTTCTTATGAGTGAGTTCGAAAATGACGTACTTCAAGACAATGTACCAGCCGCGCTTGATTATTGGTCTACCGTTGTGATAGTACTTAAAACCATAATTGACGAGCTCGTTCGCGAGAGTTGTTTTGCCTGTTCCGTTAGCTCCATCGAGCCAGATATTATTTGGCATTCTTTACCTCCGACATTGTCCTTAAGAGCTTGAATTGGTTGTTTGCTTCGCAAAGCTGATCGATCGCGTCGTTCACGGTCGGTGCCGTCGTCAGAATCGGTAACAGCTGATTCCAGTCTATAGGGTCAAAAGCTTTTACCGGATAGAAGCGTTCCTCACGGCAAGAGATTCGTGTACTCAGCGGCGATTCGATAAACTCTTTCACGTCACCCGTATACAAGTGCACGTTGCCGGCAATGAAATGAAGTTCGCCGTATTTGAGTCCAGCGTTCGCCGCACAGACGTGTTGTAATAACGTGAAGAACGGTAAGTCGTATACAATGCCTTTCCATATATCGGAACTGCGCATATAGACTATCGCGTCAAGAGCTTCGTCCAAATAATTATATACGAATTGCAACATAACGGTGCAACAAGTGTCTTTGGACGGAGTCTCTGGCTTCAGCGGCGGCTTGATATGAATCACCGCCTGACGAGTAAATTGGTCCTCTTTGAGCAGGTTGATACAATATTCCAGTTGGTTGAAACCGTAAGCGTATTGTACTTTGTGACCGTAGTTGCTGTTAACGTGGACGCCGTCATCTGACAATGATTTCCAGATGTTCTTGCCAGCGTTCGTTTCGAACGATTCCCACGTGTCTTCGCCTTTGATATACCAACGAAGTTCGGCGACAAGGTAACGGAGCGACATCGCTCTTGTTTCCGACAATACAAGCGGATATCTCGTATCAGTCAGGACAGAGTGATGAGCGATAAGAAACGTTGTTTCATCACCGCCCATATTCTTACGGCAAGGGTACTTCGGCATATACGGGCTGGCCAAGTGGCAATACAAGTTTTCCCATAAGTCCGTTGCTGTAGAGCAGCGGTCAATACGGTCGTAAGTTATCATATAGTTTACCTCGTTGTGTCCCGCTCAGCTGCACGTGGACGGTAATCTTTTATCTCAACGTTAGGCAGTGCGGGGTGAATAATCTTGAATACAACCAGCTGGAAATACGCAGTGCCACCGAAGAGCACGATATCCTCATCTGAGAAGTTGTGGACCCAGACGTGAAGCGGCCCGGTGTAATGCGCGTCGATCGGCGGGTTTTGTATCAAGATTGGTAGATGAGCCCATTTGCTGCGAATGAAGATAAAGCCGGCAGTAAACGCGGGCAAATCTAGATTCGCAACCGAAAGCTCTATTGTTACTCCCGAATGAGCAGGAATGTGTACGTCTTTTTCAAGAGCGATATCAATACCAGCGTCAGTCGGATGTCCTTTTGTTAATTCGTTCATACGTTTCTCTCCTTTAGCTTAGTAATTATACGACGGTATGTTCTGTGAACAGTGGACAGTGACATTCCAGTAAGTTCTGCGATGTCCGTCTTGGTAAGCGAGTCGCAAATAAGCCATTCAACGAAAAGCTTTTCGTCATCGGTAAGGGTAGACACGTCAAGGTCTGTAATGCAAATCTCGTCAGTGAAATCAGAACAACTGTTCTGTGAGTCTGGAATATCGGCAACGAATATGTTGCGATGTTTTGTGAGTTCTCGTAAGATTTTACGATACAATATCAAACGAAACAAAGAATACGTTTGGAACGTTTCTTCTTTTTGAATCAGATCGAACATTGCGTCCCACGCAAGACTCTCAATGTCAACGCGGTAATGGGCACGAGAAAAAGTATACTCCATATCTCGTACCCCACGTTGAACCATCGACGACATTTGCTCGTCGGTAATCATTTACCGAGCGCCGCAAGTAAAGTCATTGCGTCATTGACGCGAGCGATGTCTTCAGGGTTTTCCAAGAGACCTGCGGTCGCAAAGACATAGTTCGAATAAGGAATATTCGTTTTGCTCGTTGCTTTGGTCAGCGAAATGAGCACGCGGTAATCGCGCAAACGTTTCCTTGCCATAAGAACTTGTGTCTGGAACTTCGCGAGGTTGGATAAGCTCGTTGAAGGTAAGTTGATGACTCGGGGAATTCGTTCGCCGTCAAGCAATACGTAGAGCAGACGACGGTTTTTGCAAGCTTTACCTCCGTTCTTACCGCTGCCGAACTGATTGTAAGAGCATTTCGCGCACTCGTGTTCGTTGCCATCTTTGTCGACGCCTATGACGCCATCATTCGACGAACAATCAGGCGGAACAGCGGTTCCGTCGTAATCGTCAATATACATAACGTTCGACGGGAAGCTCTTCAAGATAACGCAGTCGAGCGTTTTCATCGGAGCAGTGGTTCCGGTAGTGGGGTCTTCGATTTCGAAAATCGTACCGCCAGCTGTCGGGGTGTTGATTTTCATAAATTCGAGTTGCAGGCCGTCAGCGTCTGCGAATACTTCGCTGAGATATTCTTCGGGGCTTTGTGCGACAGGGCCGAGAGCGTTATCATTGGGAACGGTTGGGACAATTTTGTTTTCGACTTCTTTTTCCATAAGTGTCTCCTATTTAGATTTGGTAAAACTGATATCGTTGTATTCGAAACCTGAAAGAGTGCTTAACAAATCGGCAGGAATTTCGCCGTATATTTCTTTCAAGTCAGAACAGAACGCGTTGAGCTTCTTTGAGTTGATGCCGTATAACGCGGCGGTGTGATACTTCGAGTCGAGTTCGTTGAACTTCTCCGGATCGATAACTGAGTACGAATACTTGGTAACAACTTTCGCTGTCTTGCCGTGGGCAGACGCAGCAGTCAGACCGTTCTCGTTCAGTTGTGAGATTATCAAGTTCTTGAGCGAAGTTCGACGGGCTTTGAGCGACTCAAGCTGTTGTGATACTTGCGCACATTCGTCGTTGATTTCGATGAGTTGCGCAATTAAATCGGTCATTTCAGGCATAGTCGTCATATACAGAGGTCATCGGCGTCAATGAACGCTTCAGCAATAACCGTCGAGTTAAAGCCGACTTCCTCTAAGATATCCGCCAGGTCGTCCATACTATTGGCGATGGCAGAGTCATACGTTTCCTCATAAGGAATACCAAAGGCGTACGTAAGCTGTTCAGTGCGGACGGTTCCATACGGAGTGAGAATAAACATTGCCCAGCGGCAGTTGCGACGATTCACAATGCACAACTTGTAACGGTTGTCAGAGTTCACGAACGCAACTAACTCGCGGACGAATGCTCCATTGGTCTGTTCATACGTAGGCAAAGGCATTGCCGACATAATCTCGTTGACCTGCTGCAATGGATATATTCCCCGTAGACATTCCGCAACAATCTTGTGTGCAAAATATCTCGGGACCATATTATTCAGCCATTGCGTTTGCTACGTCTTCAGCGATTTTGTTAAGCTCGCTCTTGGGTTTGTTTGCAGCTTTTGCCGTTTCGATTTCCTCGATGAAGCCGGTGTTGATTGCCGCAACGAGCGTGTTGAAGATAGTAATTTCGTCTTGCGTCAAGAACTTTTCATATCCTTCGGGAACGGTTACGCTGGGAGCTTTACGTTTGCGCCCTGCACTTCTGCCGGCAACGAGAGAGTTCTCTTCGAGTGTAACGACTTTGTCTTCAAGGTCGCCGATGTTGACGAACGATTTGCCGAAGCCGAGTTTCTTGATGTTCACGGAATATTTACCGCTGCTTTCTTTGACGATGGGGCAAACAATCACGTTTTCGTCGTTCTCTTTCTGTGCGTACGCACGTTTGTCAGTTGCTACAATTTTCAATGTTACCATATTAACCTCCTTGTTGGTAAACATATTTTTGTCTTGGTTGCGTCCGAACCACATTTCCGCCGCGTTCTCTGGGAGTGGCGACGGAAGGGTCGGTGAGATGTCAGAGCCATATACGTTGCTCGACGATAACGCCTCTTTAAGTTCTTTGATTTTCTTTGGGTCTGTAACGACTACAGGTTTATCGTCAATCATATTTGCCTCTGGCACAGGGTATTGTTTTTTAATACAATTTTATTTTTTAGCATCGTCAAACGTAACAACGATGTCGTATTTGACGAAGTTGTTGCTGACTTCCGGGTCTTTGTACGTTTCACGGGGTACAACGCTTACTATCGCAATGGGCAGCGTAACGACCTCAGGGTACTTCTTGACGGTTTTTGAAAGGTCGGCCATCACGTCGACGCCCTTGTATGGGGCAATGACGTTGAGTTCGATGTTCGGGTACAGAGCGTCTACGAGCTCCGGAAGGGTTTTACCTACAAAGGTTTCGGGTTTGGTTGCTTCAAAATCGACTGTGTTCATTCTTTTGTCTCCTTTTTATAAATTTCTTCGCTTATTTTGCGAATCTTTGCAAAAATATTTGTGAGTGTTTGTCCGATCGACTTGCACTGGTACTTCTCGGCCAGTTCTTTGACTGTGACGCCGCACAAGTAATCGCACAGGATATCCCAGTGTTTGGGGTACAGTTTTTCTTTCGCTTTGGCAAGAACGTAATTGACAATCATACGCTGGTCTGCAGCGGCGATCGAATCGAAATTCTTATCTGGAATATTGCGTCTGTCTTCAAGACAAACCGTCGGTGAACGGTAATACCATCTGAAGATTCTTCGCGCTTCGGTATACATACGACGCTCGATGGACGCTGCTGCAAACGTTGAGAATTTATACCCAGTGGACGGGTCATATCGTCTCGCTGCTTGCAGAAGTCCCAAGAAGCCCGCAGATATTAGTTCGTCGTAAAACCGCTCTTTGATTTCTTGGTACTTATCGAATTTGTGCCAGTACACGTAGTACACAAGCGGAATGTTCTCAGTACAGAGTTTCTCGATATCGACTGCGGGTTGCTTATTCGTAGACATTGTAGATTTCGTCCCCTTCTTCGATGGTTTCTCCGCACATATCGCATTGTACGCCGTCTTCGTCGTGTACGTAATCTTTTGCTGTGAATACCTGTTCACCACGAGATAACAACTCGAGGTAACATCTATAACAAATAGTCATACTTGCCTCCTTTACTTAACGTATTTCAATCTTTGTTTGTCCTCTTCAGACATACGATCGATGGCGTTGCTGTCTTGAGTTTCGAAGTTTACGTCGACAAAATCAGACGCGTCGAGTACAACTTCACAACTGTAATACGCGGTGATAGCCTTCTGTTCGGCCTCTTCTTGAGTTTCAGCTTTTACCATTACGGGGCGGCTGAGTGTTTCGGTTATTAAAATACAAAATTCTTTCATAATATTTACCTCCTTACTCGACGTACGTCAGATTAAACTGGTCTGCAGGAGACAGACGTTCGGCGAGGTCGCCTTCTCTGGTTTCGAAATTGACGTCTACGAAGTCAGCCGCATCGAGCACAAACTTTCCGTTGTAGTATGCGTCAATAACTTTCTGTTCAGCTTCTTCTTGATTTTCCGCTTTTACCACCACGGGGCGGGTGAGTGTTTCTGTTACAAAAGTGTAAAAATACTTCATAATATTTACCTCTGGTACAGGATATTATTTTTTAATACAATTTTATTTTTTAGCTTTATTTTATAGGTTCAAGCCACGTTTTTGAGTTCACGTAGTTCTTGATATCGGGGTTGTATTGCTGGTCGTCGATATACTTACACAACGCATTACGTACGTCGTCCTCAGTACCGTAGTCGAGGGCCGACGAGATATCGCGCGGTAGTTCGAAAATGCTCTCATACGACATTACTTCGCGGTAGAATTCATACGGGTCGTACGCGTCGTAACCGGTTGTTTCTTCGTTGTATTTTCGATCAAGAATCAAATCAATAATCATATGGTACCTCCTAAAACCACTCGTAAGCTCTGGCAAATTCGCCTACTTCGTCGTCGCTTAACCACGATAACAGGTCTTGTGCCAGTTGTTCCCAGTTACATCCCTCTCTGAGAATCTCTTGTAATTTTGCTTCATTCGGTCTTGCTGTGTAGTAATCAAACATTTTTGCCTCCTATTCCGCTTCAGGGTTTGAAAGCAACGAGAATATGTGATCGATTGTAACAACCGGGACATATTGCTCGTCGTGGTATTGTCCGGTGCTGGTATCTCGCATTAAAAACGACTGTGAGTGTTTCTTGAGTGTATTTACGAACGTTTCTAAACGTTGGTTGACGTACGCGTCGACAGAACTTGTTACAACTTTGACGATGTCGGCGAGGTTATCATGGGGTATTTCCTTCAATGCGACAACGATAGGTGAATTGGCTTCCGGAGAGTTCTGTTTCTCTGTCGGAATTTGAACGATACCCATATCCACGAGTTCTGTGGCGTAGCACGTTTCAAGACAGTTCGATGAGTCATAGAATTTACATTCTTCGCAGACTTTTCCGATGCATTCACGTACGCGCGCTTGGCGCAATACGTCTCTGATAAATTCGATTTTTTCGTTTCTGGTTGGCATAGTAATTACCTCACGGATAAGATTTTATATTCGCTGTTACCAAGGGCAATGCTAAGGTTAAATGTGCCTTCAGTAAGTGCATAATTTGAATGAAATACAAGTGTGTACACTGTATAATAGTTTTCTCTGACAGAACATAAAGATTCTATCGGGCGCATTGTTTCGAGTAGTTCATCTTCGTTAGACCTAAGCAACATAAAATTAAACGTATTAGCGTCTTTGTCTAAAATCGGCATATTCGCAACGTTTGCTGTGGTCAACAACACAACAATGAAGTAGTCGTTGGTGTGATACCCATCATTATACTCTGCAGCGGTCGCATTATTGAATTCTGTGCGCGTAGCAGCGTTCACTGAATATGCAGGTGTTTTAGGTGTATTGTCAGGTTTCGTACAACCTGCAAGGAAAATGCACATAAGTGCGAGTATAATAGTTGTTACAAAAGTGATTGCTTTCTTCATAATTATTCCTCCGAATCGTCGTATATGTTGCTTATTACTTTATAAAGGCAATCGTCCATTGTTTGCCAATCGTCGCCGATATTTACTAAAAACGCACACGTTTCTCGATGCCATTCAACAACGCCCCGTGTTCCATGTGGACTTTCGACAATATCACCCTCGAAAATCTTTTCGCCGTTCTTATCACATATGCCTGTAAATTGTCCTATGGTTTCGGGGAGAACAGCATAAGGCCCCAAACGGCAATCGCGATTTATAACGTCATCGTGTATTCTGTTTCCATATACCCAGTCGTTGTAATCTACTCGTTTACCTCTGAATATAATGTCTCTCATTTGTTAGTCCTCCGTTTGTTTGAGAAAACGAGGCGGCACAGAGCCTGCCCTATAGGCGACGATTTTGATTTTAAGGTCGTGTTCATCGATAAACATGGCCAAGTCGTCAACGTCAATGCTGCCGTCTTCTACAAGTAATATTCTGGGTTCTTCGGTGTTCTTGGGTTTCTTGATTCGTTTACTGAATAGTTTCATTCCTTTACCTCCGAGATGTCTCTGCAATTCGGCGGATAATATAAACCACCATTGTTATTTCCAAAGCCTTGATGTACAACGTGGTTACCACAATCGGGACAATCAATGCCACCAAGCGGTTTCATATCACTTAACTCGTAAGTGAACTCGCAACCGCAATTTGTGCAAGTCGCCTTAAACTTCGTTTGTCCGTGCTTGATTACTTCTATCATTTTGCACCTCCGCTTTCTTACACGCTTTAAGTCGTTTGCAATGAAAATCTTCTTCTTCCAGTGCGTAGTTGAATGCGACGCAATACGATGCGACTCCGTCGTCTACGCACATAGGGCAAGTATTATAAGGCTCGTCGCAGTATTCTTCTGGTACTTCAAGTTCAACTTTTATCTTCGGCATTCTGTACCTCCCTGATGAGTTCGTCGATCTTTTCGACTTCGACAACCTCGCGACAATAGTCGTTCACGTACGATTTCGCTTTCAGTTCGTTCAAGACGTTGATTGTTTCTTGCCTCGCGTTGCGCAGTTCGTCGTCAAGCAAAGTACACTCAGTTTTGAGTTGTTTGATTTCTTTTTCTTGCTTTTTTATGAGCTCAAGCGCCGCGAGTTTTATTTCGTCGAAACACAAATTATGCGTTTCAAACGGACAACCGTCACAAAGACTGTTAATATTGTTCGTTAACCCACAGCGTTTTAACCATTTCTTAAGCTCTTTGTCCGTCATTCCCGTTCCTCCATATACTTGAACTCGAATCTGTTGCAGCGCGTATGATACACGAGGTACGCTCCGTCATCACGTATGATACGGTACGCGCACGAGAATGTGAAGCCATTCGCCCCAGTGATACGCATATCTTGTCCGTCGTGTTCTTTCATATCGCGCAAGCAATATTTGTACGCTTCTTCTTTTTTATCAGACCACGATTCGTATACGTCGTGCAGTGATGTTGCGCTGCTGTTACAGTATCTGTGGAACATCTCTTCTTGTTTCTGAGTTAGGTTACAAGGTCTTAACATTATTTCCTCCGCTTGTTACGCCTCGCCCGTCGCTCGTCGCTCGTTGGGCGATACGTTAAGTATATTTTATTTTCCTTATGTTGACGCCACGCATTGAGCAGCGCCGTTGAAATCTTTTCTTGATACACGCAACCTATCGTTATTATTGCACCGAGCAATGCTCCGATAAGCAGCCAGATGTAGAACGCCCATTGCAGAGACCCTAAGTACACAATCGCCGCTGTGCCGAATATAGTCCAGAGTGTAGTGAGCGTACGACTTATGATTTGTACCACGACGAACGTCTTGGTCTTCATCGGTGTGAGTCCAGCGATTAAGCATAGCAAGTCATCTGGAAACACAGGGAACAAAAACATAAACACGAGTGTCGACACCTCTCGTCCGTGCAGGCGAACAGTAATCTTGTCGTACTGTTCCTGTTTGATGAGCCTCAGCACAAACCTGAGTCCGAAGTGTCTCGCTAAGTAGAACGCCAGCAGCGACCCTGTGAGTTGTCCGATGAGCGTCAATATCAAGCACTCCCACCACGGGAACAGCAGAGCTCCGAGTACTGTTACAGGCGTCGAACTTATTGGTATGAACGTTACCTGCAAGAACTGGAATATCGTGAAGACGATCGGCGCCCACGGCCCGCTATTCCGTATGGCTTCGAGTATGGCGTTCATTTCCTCAGTTCTGCCTTCAGGTTCAATATCTCAGTGGTCTGCTCGGTGATGGTCTTGCGCATCAGGTTACATTCGTGGCGCAGTGCGTCTGCAATATATGCAGTAGTGATGTTATACCCGAGTTCTCTGAGGTATTTCTTCACGTCAGATACCTCAATGTTGAGCACGTCGGCACAGTAGTTGAGGTCGTAGAACGACGATTCCCAGAGGTCCGCAAGTGATGTATAGATATCCTCAGGTATGATAGACATATTGTCGAGCGCAGTTATCTTTACTATATACGACTGCGATTTGTGATATTTTTCCGCAAGCTCTTTGTAATTGAGTCCGTCGAGATAGTCGAGCAGAATGTTCTTGACGGTGTCGTTCTGTACGCGAGGTATAGCTGCTTCAATCTCTTCACGGCGTTTGTCGCGCTTTGTACGGAGAGGTATCTTATTCTTGCGCAATATCTCGTACACGAGCGCTGTTGTGACGCCGAACGTGTCAGCAATGTCCTGAACAGTCGGGACTGTCGACGAATAGAGGTATTGCTCGCAGAGCAGTTTATCTCGCTCGGTTCGTGAGAACGTCAGGACTTCTGCGTCGAATATCTCACGATGGGGTGTGCCACTGAGCGCAGGTAATATCGTTTCGAGCGCAGTGGCGTCGCCGGTCAGGAAGACAATATCATCGTCCGCAATGTCGAATTCCCAATACACAGTCCGGTTCGCGCACATAACGTGCAGCGTTTGTATGTCTTGCTCGCGGTCTGCGTATATGCCAGTGTCAAGCGTAATTTTCCATGTTTGCATTCTTATTCCTCCAGGTTGAGTGCGGCTTTCAGAGCTGACGCGGCTGCCCTCAGTCGTAAAGAGTACAGTTCACAGCGTTCGGCGAGTTCTTGCGCGTTGAGCGGTGTGACGAGCGGTCTAGACCGTATGACCATATTGACGTATTTCGTTGATACGGCGAACTCAGGGCAGAGTTCTCGCAAGTATGCGCTGATGCCGGCGGCCGTTGCACGGGTCGGGTCAGCTTGTAGCCGATAAGCATAAGTATAGCGTATGAAGTCGTCGCGCGTAATGCGCGCCGCTTCAAAGACTTCTTTCTTATCGTAGCCTTGGTATTGTTGTTTAAGTTCTGGTTCTTTCTTCATATTATTCGTAGTGTCGTTGTTCGGCGTTCAGCACGATTTGCCCGATGGGCAATGTGTAATGGTTGATGTCCTTACGCGTCAGCGTGTTGGACAGTATTTTGCTGTAAAGATTCTCGCGCGCCTTGTCGCCAATCTCGCTTTTGATTTGACGATACAAGAGGTGATTTATTCCGTCGTGATGAGACGCGTGGCAACGGAGGTCGTTGTACTCGTCGATGTACCACTCCGCTTCCTCGATGTCTTGACCAGACGTGAACAGTTCGTCGAGCGTCGGTGCGTCGTACACACGATATGCTTGATACCTGCCGTTCCACAGTCCGAGGTCCGCAATACAAATCACGTCATTCGGGAAGATTGTATCGGCAAACGTGTTCATAAGCAATCTACGGTTGTCGTAATACAGGTCTGACGCAAGCTCGTCGAGCAAGTCATCTGACGCGTCGGGATAGAACTCTTTCAGGTCTTCCATCACGACGTCGCTATAGATAGTGCTATACATATCTGATACAACGACGTGTTTCTTCGGTTTACGTTTCATGGGGCAATTCCTCCTTATGCGAGCTCGGAATTCATGATTTCGATATTCGTATCTGCGACGTCCCATTCGTCAATGTTGTCTTGGAACGTGTAACGGTTTTCAAGGTTCATCGAGTCGCAACAGAAGTCGTACGCGATGTCTTCAGCATCCGAGAGACTTGACGCAGTGACCGTTACGCTTACTTCGAAGTTCATTGCAACTGTTATGTTGTACTGACGTTCGTGGCAATTCTCGATCGCTTCTTCCGCCTCGCTTTCAGTCTCGTACTCGCCGATAACCGTATAACCCGTGTAATCGTCTTGCAAGAATACTTGATACGGCGTACCTTCAGAAAGCGGTGAGTGACTGACCTGGCGCATATTGTGGTCCGCATCAACGAATACCTCGTCGTCCCACTCAGCAAAGTACGCTTTCAGAAACTGGCACATGTCTCGGACATATATCTCTTTTTTGTCCGGAAATACGGCAATAATGTCCGTGCCATACGTGTCGTTAAAAAGGTTAATTTTCTCATCGATTGAATCAACAATGTCAATTGTCATTTTCTTTATCCTCCATTTGTTTATTTATCGATATTTAATTCGGACGCCTCAGAATACTGCGTCTTTAACCAGTGCGCAATGACGTACTCGCAGTCAATTACGATTCCGTATGGCGCATTTTGACAGAGATCGATGCACAAGTCTTTCAACGGACAGTCGTGAGCCATTTCGAACTCGCCAGTCTGTGGGTCGTAATGCTGGCAAAAGAAATGTCGTGCGTACAGCTTCGCCAGCTGCTTCGTCGTCAACGACTTCAAATACATTTCATTAGTCATGCCGTGACTGGGTACGTCGTACAATGCTCGTTGCTGCGTTGCGGCGGCGTCTGACGGCGCTTCGTACTTTGCACTGAGCTCAGTTATCTGTTGAAACAACTTGTCAATACATTCACGTAACTCAGTATTTTCACGCTCGAGCGCAATCACACGTTCAGGTCTTATGTCGTGCATATATATTTACCTCCATATACAATATGTAAATGCGGCGGTGCCGCGTTAAGTTCGGAATACCCTAACGCACGGGAAAACTAATGACAAAAACCGTACGTTAGGGCGATGCTCTGCGGGCAATGCTCGTGGCTCAGGGTACGTTGACTGCAAAAGACGTTCAAGCCAGTCATGGCAAATGTGGCAACCGTCGGTTTGAGGGTGGCAAACCTCCGGTCACGACCGTCGGGAGAAAAATGGAAAAATGTCAACAGTCGTAACACAATTGCTCGCAGATTTATATTGTAACCGCCGAGCTTGAGGGGGATAGGCTGATGGGTAACGCCCGGCGGCGTAACAAGAACGTGCTCTGACCGCGGAGATGACGCTGAAATCGGGCGTTTGGGACGGTCAGCTCTATGCACTGTTCATTTGTTACAATGTATATTTTTTAATACAATTTCAGATTGATAGTAATTTATGCTCGTTCGTAAAGCGCTTCGACTTTTGTAGTTTGCTGCGATTGCGGGGTGTTATTTGCAAGGAAATGTTGGTATTGGCAGCAATGCAAACACGAATAAGTCTGAAGATTGTTAAATGATTAACAAAGTGCAGTGAGTGGAGTTTGTTAAACATTTAACAATGTTCAATGAAATGGTGCATTTTGAACAAAATATTACTATAAAGTGTTCAAAATTCTCCTGTTTTTATATATTCCTACTTCTTTTATTTTTTTCTTCTTTAATTTTATTTCCTCTTTACTTCTATATTATTATTACTATAAGAGAAAAATAAAAGAATATTAAAAAATACGACGTATAGTATGATTAAGTTTTTTAATCAAAATGATTGAGTTTGTTAATCACGCATTGTTGCCCTCCGACCACTGAGTCCAGTGCATTGTACTTTGCCCATCGTTCATTGAAATATGAATAAAACTTCACATTTCATTGCCCAATGAGCATTGAACGTTGAACGACGCACCTCGACCACCGATTTTAGCGCTGCGGGACCAGGACGACGAGCATTGAGCGTAGTTTGTGGACCATCGCGCGCTGCACATGGGGCAAAGTTCGTCGTATGGCAAACGAAAAACGGCACCACAATGGGCACCGTTCTTCGTATTGTCGTTCGATTGTCATTTGTTCTTCGCTTTCTTGCCGCTCTTCGCCGGCTCTTCGGTGGCTTGTTCTTCGTTTTGCGGCTCAAACGCTGCGGCCTCAGCCTCGAGTTTAGCGATTTCCGCACGTAATTTCTCGATTTTAGCCTTTTGAGCCAACTGTTCTTGATTCGCTACAAGCTTGTCAATCAGCTTTTCGAGCATTTCCGCCTCTTCATCGCTCACGAGGCCTTCTTCAACGAGAGTTGCTTTCGCGTCTATCAAGCGTTTTGCAACGTTCTTTGCGCTCAGCGTCGATTTCACGGCACTCGAACCATCGGAATTCGCACTACGGCCTGATTTTCTGCGCAACGCCTCTTCTTCGTCAACCTCTATAACACGGTCCGTCAAATCGCGACCAATATTATAGAATTTCGTGGGCCATTCCACTTTGCCTTTTAAGACAACGGAATAAGATTCATTACTTTCTTTTTTCAAAGAACAGATTACGGACGCATCTGCGTCTTTTGTTACTACAGCTTTGCGGCTTTCGCCATTGATTTCGATTACAAGTTTCGACATTTTCTTGTCCTCCAAGTTTTATTTTTGTATTATCTGATTTTTGATACAATTTTCGTTGAGACGTGATATGACGAGCAACGGGCATCGGGCTTAGTGCTGCGAACATAGGACATGGGCCCGCGACCAGTGCCGTGCGCTTCGGGACTTACGAACATAGTATTACGGGCTTAGTGCTGCGCGACCAGTGCTTCGCCCTTCGGGCAAAATAAAAAATAAAAAAATACGACGGCCCTCTGTGTGAGGACCGCCGTACTTAGTGCTGCGAGCGTAGTGCTGCGAGCGTAGTGCCGCGAGTTTAGTGTTGCGCCGAAAGGCATAAAAAAAGGGAGGCATCAGCCCCCCAGTTTTTCAAGCTCAGCTTTCAGTTTTTCAATCTGGTCCTTTATGCGAGCTTGTGCAGCGGTTTGCTCAAGTCGTGCAGCTAAGTTTACTATGAAGTATACTTCGTCTTCAGTCACGCCTTCGATTGTCCTCAGGACTTCTGAGTCTTCCATAAGACGTCTTGAGATAGACGCAACACGAATCTTGTGCGGATTGTTGTCTGTGAGCTCTTTGCGAGTCGTTTTGCGAGCTTTGCAATCAACATCATTGGTTGTAATAACTCTGTCTTCGCCTAACGCGCCAATGTTATAATACTTAGTAGGCCATTCAACTTTATCTTTCAGGACTACAGAGTAGGTTTCATTACCCTCTTTCTTAAGGGAACATACAACGGGCGCGCCCCCGTCGACTTCAACGACTGCTTTACGAGTAGTGGTGTTGACTTGGATTGTCATAGTTTTCATGGTTGATACCTCCAAAAATATAATATTTATTCTGTCGTTTCCGACATTTTCTGTTTTTTAATACAATTTTCGCCGCAACCGCATATACGCAAACGCATTATGCATACGACATACCACGTCGACTAGCGCTGTGCGCCTGCCCGCAACCAAAAAATAAAAAAAAAGCGGCCCCGAAGGGCCGCAATTTTCTTTCTTCGCCGAAGCGAGAGGGTATTAACCCTCAAGCTTGGCATTGGCGATGTAAGCATCGATCTGATCGTCGCTGACGCGGAGCGCTTCAGGCTGCTTCGAGCTGATTTGCTTAGCATACGCAGCGATTTGATCGTAGTCGTCAGCAGTGAGCGCCTTGATCGGAAGTACTTCACCGAACTCACTGATGTAGCAGTTGATGTCCCAACCTTTGAGCTCGAAGTGGTAGGCTTCTTCATAACACTCAGGATTGAGGTAGTAACCACATTTTTCAACGCCGACGCATCCGAACTTATCGGGAGCGGTATTGCAGTAAACCTGAGCGAGGCGAGCGAATCCGTCATCGTCGCAGCCCGGAGCGTGGAAGCCGTTCAGTTTGCAGACGAGCAGGAACGCATTCAGACGGTTGTAATCAAGCAAGTCGCCAACCATGAAGCACAGGTCGTTCGGGTCGTAGCGGGACTCAGTACGGCCGTCGTAGGGGTAGCTGATGACGACTGCGAACGGTTCATCAATTAACGCAGCGGGGTCGAACTCACGCGCAGCGTCCTTGCGGACGCATTGCTTGATGTCGGTTGCGATTTCGTCATCATCATCGAGGTCGTACAGGTAGTCGGCGCGGGCGATTCTGTAATCATCGAGGACAGCTTCGATATCATCGTCACTCACTCGGATGCTTTCAGGTTGCATTTCGTTGAACTTCGCAGCGTATTGGCGGACAACTGCGAGGTCGAAGTCGTTCAGCGGGATAATCGAGTAGGTGTCGCCGAGGGTTGAGACGTATTCTACAGGACGCCAGCCGTTGAGGCGAACTTCAAGTTTTTCATTGACTTCGTCGTACTCACGGAGTTGTTGTACCGAGCCGATGCCGGTGAAGTTGCGATACTCAACAGTGTTGTAGTATACTTGAGCGAGACGAGCGAATCCTTCGATTCCGTTGTCCGGGGCTTCGAAGTGGTTTGCTTCGCAGAGGACACAGTAAGCAGTGAGTTGCTCGAATCTGACGTCGTCGCCGAACAGGAAGCCGTCGCGGCCGTTGCCTGCATAACCGATTGCCGAAGCGATGATGGAAGAGTTGAGTGCGTTTGCGTTGAAGTTGATCGTGTTGTTGGTGATTTTTCTCATAGTTTTTACCTCACTTTTGTTGTTGATTTCGTTGTTGATTTCGTTGTTGGTGTTGTTGCTGCAGTTGTTGTTGATGATGTTTTTCATTTTGTTTACCTCCATTTTTCTGAAACATTTTTGTTACGGTTGCTACACATTCGACTCATTACGTACTAACGACTATTTCCAGGGACTAACCACTCACGGACCGACCGAGCCGACTCAATATATATTTTACTAAATA